TCACATTCGATCCACCCACAAACATCTTTTACTCCTGCCTCAAACACTTTTTGTGAAGCAGATGGACGACTCACCAATTTACAATTGCCCAGTTCTAACTGATAAAGTTTAGGATCATAATACTTCACACTATGGGCATCCTTTACTTGCCAGTGCATATAGTGCGATCCACGACCCAGATGAAATCTAACCTTATAATCTCTCATCCTAAATCTTCTCCAAACATTTGATCAAAACACTTGCCACAAGTACGGCTAATTATCAACTCTCGCTCGTCAGGAGTCAAGTAGGGAAAAGCATTTTGAACCAATTCCCCATTCTCATAATCTTCTAAATGGTCAGAGCCAACCATGATTCTATGATCGACCCCACACGTTCTACAACGAATAATCAAACTAACGTCATTGTTTGCAAAATCAACCATAAAACCCTCCCTATAACCATTCTACACTAGACAATCAACCTTGTCAAGAGTAGTAGTTTTTGGCTGACTATACCCATCCATCCCAAATCCGTAGGATTAGATAAGACAAATAGATAGGGTTATGCCATACTCGGCTTTGCATTTAACCGTGGCTCTTTTGATATCATTGTGCCAACGGCCCATATCTACTCATCATTTTTTCTGTGTAATTTCATGTGACAGTTAGCACATAAAATTTCACATTTATTTAGTTCTTCAACAATTGTATCCCATTTTTTTTGCCAATTAGAACAGAGTGTGAACTTTTTAGTTCTAGGATTAGTGTGATGAAATGTCAATACATCAGAATCATTATTTCCACAATTAGAACATCTACCACCACAATATTCTATCGCTTTTATTCTATGTAATTTTCTTCTCTTCAAACTTCTGCATGTTGGGCATACATTATTTTTTGTCCATTTAAAATCTCTACCACATTCAATACAATTTTTTTTGCTATTGCTATCTCTTTGTGGTAAATGTAACCTTTTGGTATTTTTCATACCAAATGGAGAACATTTAAGACAATATTTTCTTTTATTAATTACTCTTTCTTTACCATCTATTATTACTCTATTATTGAATTCTTTGTTACATTTTAAACATATTTTCATTTTTATCTCCAGTGATGTAGTCTAATATACATACACCGAAAATAAAAATTTATCTACTTTTATACTACAATACCCCGGATCAGATTCGAACTGATACTGTTGAAATTTTAAGTTTCATGCCTGCTGCCAATTGGGCTACCGGGGCATACGTTGATTATACCATCTTATCGTCAAACGTCAACTGCTATCTTTAAAAAATCCTAAGTCCTTATGGGATAAGCACTTGCGTCGAGATCGGCCCGCCCGCCGCAGCGTAAAATCTTGCGGCGTAAGGGTTTAGGACAAGTATCCTTCGCAACCAGCGTTCTTCAGGTCACGAAGCAGATTTTCAGCCGCCTCTGTGGTTTTCAGACGCACCGATATCTGGTTCACGTAGCCCTTTTGCCACACGCCATAAACGTCCCAGTGTCCGACCATACCATCGGTCCAATCCTTCGCTTCTTTCAATCCCCACCCGGTGTGCTGACGCACAGCCTTGATACAAGAAATACGATTGTTCATGGTCATGCCGCCAGTGATGGTAACATGATACTGCTCTTTTCCGTCAATAGCACTTTCCAGTGCGGCCACGATCTTTTCGCGCATTTCTGCTGGGCAGTAGATCGCCAAATCCACCGCTTCACGAACACTCAAATCAATTTTGATCATACGTTTCCTGCTTCCTTTCTCCAATATTCTAATACGTCTTCAAGAGTTATATCATGCATCTTTACTGATGTCAAGACCGCATCGTAATAATGTTTATTGACTCCCAACAATCTATTTCTTAGAAAGTTGATAGTCATTTTAATTGCTTGTTCTTGTTCTTTATTCATATTTTATGAAGGATAATCCTTTGGATAATCGGTTGCTGGCTTCTGTGGTTTACTCATTCCTTCGTGTCGTGGCATCCACCACGGAGCATCCATACGATCCACCACACCAAACGTTTCGCTACAATGAATAATATGAGGACTCACAGGATCATTTGGAGAGTAGTTATATCTGCCAGCCCACACTCCGATAGGCTCACCATAATAGAATATCTGTTGACCCTCATATGGCTGCTTCTCAAAAAAACTAATCCATTCCATTAGATTTTATCTCTTCTTTTTAGAATCTACAGCATCGGCCAACTTTTCCCACAAATCTTCAACAGTATCTTGATCACAATCTACAGCCCTAAAAGGCACATAATAAATAGCGTCCAAAAACTCATTAACAAGTTGTTTTAGTTCTTGAAGTTCAACATTTTCGGTTTTCATTACCAACCCTCCGGCATAGGAATATCACCAAGATACATATAATATGCAACCTCATTACTATCAAGAGTTTCCCAATCGTTATTTTGATAACTCCAAGAAGAACCATCCCAATATAATTCACTAGGCTTATTACTACCAATAATAGCACAAAGATAGTAGCCCATATCAATAGGTTGTCCACTTCTCCAGTTCATTTTATCCCACCCTACCCCTTCCAACAATAACACACTTCAGACTAATATCACTATCAGTATACTTGACACATTCATGAGGGCCATAATACCAAGCATCATTCTCTTTGAAGTTCAATACGATATCTTCGGTACTGAGTTGAATATCATTATACCCACCCTCATACCCGAGAGTCAATACCCTCATATCAGACGGATAGTTCTTCAACTGCTCAATAAGTTCATTAACGGTCATTATTCCCACCTAAAAGTAAATTTAGTAGCCTCATTATCACAAACGAAAGTGAAGTATGCTAGAAAGAACATGGTCAAAGACGGGAAAAATAGAATTATTTTACGAAAGATTCTCATTCTTAGTCCTCAGTAGCATCATCAATATACCATTCGTAACCCAGTTCGTCAATAGTATCTTCTAATACTGCGATAATCTCGTCAGCATCTTCATCGTCTGGATCAACGCCGGGAATATCAAATACAACGTAAACTTTCATGCTGTTCTCACAATAACAACACACTTTGTACCCTTATCGAAGTACGCATTCTTTTCGATATCCACTCTGCTCTGCCAATCGTTAGGTTGACCCATCTCAGCATACTTGGCAGATTCATGAGGCCCAATGTACCAAGTATCTTTATTATTATAGTTAAAAATAATACCTTCAGTTTTCAGGTCGATATCATTATACCCACCCTCATAACCAAGAGTAAGAACCCTCATATCAGACGGATAATTCTTCAACTGCTCAATAAGTTCGTTAACGGTCATGCTATCTCCTTTTCCACCATTCTATTATCTATTATCGTCACTGTCAAGCGGTATTCTTAAAAAAAATGTTTTGCTGTAAGCCATTACGGATCAAGCACTTGCGTCGATGCGGGCCGGCCCGTTTTGCTCTAAGTTGTTTAGTAGCAAGGGCTTATATATTGTACCAGCGGAATCTTTTACGCCCCGATTCTATAATCCACACGATTACCCCTTGTCAGGATCGGATGGAAACCGTCCACGGAAATCCTCCCTATAACCGGATGAACTGCTAGCATCATGTTCCGGTTAGTCTGGCTCTTGGGAACGGTTACTGGTTATATTGGTCGTGGTGAGGATGCGATCCCCCATAGATTAGTATCGGTTCCCAGTGCATAACCAGCACAGACGTCCCCAATAGGTTATCTAATCTAGTCCTGCTTGACCCACGAAAGTTTGTTTTGTCTTACTCAATCATTCTACAGTCTATTATCGGCCTGTCAAGAGAAAAAATCCAGAAAAAATATTTTGTTGTAAAGCGTTACGAGACAAGGACTTACGACGATGCGGGCCGGCCAATCTCGCCCTAAGTCCCTTTGGGCAAAGAACTTAGAACGAGTGGCGTTTTAGGCGTTTACTTCCTCATCATCTTCGAAAAACTCCTGCATATCATACTCATTCCATAATGCTACAGGAATCATATCCTTGCTCTGATAATCTACATAGTGATCAACACCATTATCCCAAATACCACAGAAAGCCATTCCGGGTTCCCAATACGTTGCCTTTACATCATATCCCAAGTCTACCAGTTTTTCATACAAACCCACAGGAGGACTCCAAGCAGAGTCAAAAGAGCAACTAACCTCATTATCAACTCTTGTGGCCTTCAAACCATAACGCTCTTCCTTCTCTGTACCAATATCGGCACCAATATCCCACTTGGTTCCCCAGTTATTTATCTGCCAGTTATACCAATCCTCACCCTCTGGTAATGGTAAAAACTCATTACAAGCCTTACCAAGATTATAGGCATTCTCAAATCGGTCAACCATGTCAGGGTTGGCATGAGAAACTGTCAACTTGTTCATGCACCAATTTGGCATTCTTTTTCCTTTGTTTTTGGACCCACACCCATCAAACATCGTTCCACATATAAACAGGAGCCATACTTGCTATGGGCTAATCTAATAGCGTTCCATTCACTAGACGACTCGACATAACCCACCAGACGATTATTTTGCCAAACGGCCCAAGTGTAATTCATAATGTTCTCCCGTCGGAGTCATTCTACTAGATAGTATCGGCTTGTCAAGAGGTTTTCTTTAGAAAATCCTAAGTTGTTGATGAGCAAGCACTTACGTCAAAAGCTGCCCGCCCATCTCGCCCTAAGTCCTTTACTAGCAAGAACTTAGAGCGATTGGGCGATATTCAGAACATCATAGCGGCCAAACCACTCTTGAAGAGCGTACTACCCAAGAGGGGACGACGCACATTGCGAGTACGTTCGGCGTAGAAATTGCGAATCTTACCATCCGGCGTTTGAGCAGTTACCAGATGATGAGTACGCACAAACTGTCCATCGTGTCTTCGATAACGACTAGTAGCATTCAACCTAGCGATGCTATCATTGCTAAGACGATGCACACTAAGAACCTTAGCCATAAAACGCTCAGGATCACCAGTAACCGGCTGTTCATACTCAAAGTTATAAACACCACCGATCCTAGCAGTAATCAGCGAATCATTCAATCCACGATAGATATGAAACAACACAAAGCAAACCAGACCAACCAGACAAATCGTAGAAACCAGAGCAGCAGCAATAAAATCGTTCATCTTTTTCCTTTCAGTTAGTTACCTTATGCCACAAGTATACCATCATCTCACACCTTGTCAAGTTCGATATTCCAGTTTTTCTTGGCAAACCTCTTTAGCGGGTGAATCGCACGTTCGCCCACATGTAACGAATAAAAAGGCTGGCTAGAATCTGCCGGATATAACTTGACCAAACTACCATCACAAAATTCTACCCTAAAACCAAGTTTTCCCAATCCTTTTAAAATCTGGTTAATATTCTTCATGACACCACCATCCCGTCCAGAAAAGGATACGGCTTGTCGTTGATTTTCACGAACCATTCATAGTTCTTCTGGAAAACATAACGCGGGCTATACTGATTGATACGATCCTTAGTGGTCAAGGTTTGCCAACCCCCACTATTCAGGGTATAAGTACCATCCTCATGAATCTTGACCACATAGGTACTATGCAGCATGATTCCAACGCTACCATCGCTCAGAATCTCCGCGTAGGTATTGTTGCCAACCTTGCGACGCTCCGCATTCCGCTTGCCACGAACCATCCTAACCGCTTCAGAATGAGTCATCATCTTTCTCCCTTGGTGAGTCTCAATCATACCATATTTATCGGCCAACGCAAGAGGTAATCTTTAGAAAAATTTTTTTGATGCAAGTTGTTGAGAATCAAGCACTTACGTCGAGCCGGGCCGCGCCGTTTTGATCTAAGTCCTTAAATCACAAGGGTTTACAACTAATCATTAGATACTGCCGCATATATAAGCATAACAGTAGTAAGAATAATAAAAAAATGGAATGGCGAAATCATTTCCACAATATCTCCACAATTAGACCAATAATCATAACCACCACAATAAGCACAATTGCCCCATCCATGAGAACCTCCTTGTTCTGCACAATTATATTAAGATTTTATTTGGCCATTATAAGCAATTTATATAACTTTGGATATTTATTTACATAAGCTGTATTTACCCAACGGTTACGATCTTGAACCACATCATATACATAAATATATGTATTAGGCAACATTTTCTACCTTAGAATAACTGAACGAGCGAATACCACAGTCCAAAGCATTTTCCAACGCTCCGGATATTGACACAAGGTGGTCATACCTGTCCAAAGGATCAGTACCACCACACTCCGGAACAGAAATTACAACCATCTTGTTTCCAAGAAAAATACCATCTTCCGAATCATTGTCAACTGTGATGTTATCGCACATGTAATTGATCATGTTCAGAAATCCTCTCCGTAGTAATCGTGGTAAGCGTCGATATCATCGTGATACGATCCATAATTTTCATCTAAACCCCAACCAGCCGATGCTAGACCGCTTTCGTGGTCACCATCCATGCTATCATCGTAGTCGTCATCGTCCACGCTATTTTCCTCGATGTAATAATCGTTGTAATCTTCGACCTCTTGGTAGAAATCGTCGTGATCATCGTAGTTCATGTCATCATCCTCAGAGTTATCGTAATCGAACATGGGATCGGGGTGACTCATCATTTTCTCCTTTTCAAACAAGATACCACGGATCGCCCGCTTCGTCAAGATACACTTCGTCAAAAATATCGTCAGCACAACCTACAACTTCCGCCCAGTCGAGCGGATGGCAGTCGTTCTCATCAATCGGCTCGACCATCGGCTCTACGATACCAGCGTCGGCCATTTCCGCAAGAATCCGGTTGACATTGTCGAAATCGTACATGAGAACCTCCGTTGGGGTGATGCGTGGATTCTACACTAATGATCGGCACTGTCAAGCAGAAAATCTTAGAAAATCTAAAAATAATCTTGTGCCAAACGAAAAAATTTTTGTGGCACACCGTATGCTTAGTCTTTTGTTCTAAGTGGTTGATACATAAGCACTTACGTCGCGGCGGGCGGCCCGATTTCGCTGTAAGTCCTTATACGGTAAGAGTTTACGCTGACTATGGCACCACTATGCAAACCCGTAGGGTTAGGTGAGACAGTGTGGATGCCTTGTCACCCCCCTCAATTGGTGGCAGTTGCCACGGGTGACCGATATACTATATGACCACACTTATTAGCATAGAGTGAACGATATCCCACATTATAATCATTAATAAGTAGCAAGATACCCTTTCCGGGAATGTTACGGATACTCTCAACCGGACCCTCGAAAACTTCGCCGGTCACATATACCACATGAACGATATCACCAATCTTCATTTTTCTTTCTCCCTTTGTTTTCTACAATCCTACCAAACTTTTCCGTCGATTCAACCCCTATTAGGATGGGCAGGTCGGATCGTCGATTTCCTCAATAACGCAGTCGCAGTGTTCCCAGCATCGGGGACACAATTCGAGACCAGCGATATCACCAACAATCTCAACACCACAGCAATCGGAATAGTAAACTTCAATCTTGCTCATTCTTTTCTCTCTTTCTTTCTCTTATATCGACATTATACCATGGATTCTTTAGGTTGCAAGAAAAATCTGGAAATTTTTGTGTCAAGAGATTTTGACAAAACTTTTCATAATTTTCTTCCATATTGGCACACCATATGCTAGAGCAATTGTCATACCAAAAATCATGGCATAGAGTTTGCTATTAGCATTTGTTGTAAGTCGTTACCACATAAGCACTTGCGTCACGGCGGGCGGCCCGATTTCGCCGTAAGTCCTTACGGTTCAAGACTTTACGTCGAGCCCATCCCTCTACAGGGTGGGGAATACCTCGGCAGGGTGGATAGCGCGGGCCGTACCATCATCACGGATAGCATAGTGAACGCCACCCACAGTGTACAAACTAACATCACCACCCAAGTCGCACAAGTACATGGCCGAATGTCCATGAATTGCAATCAAACGAAGCAACGTTTTTTCCACCGCAAGTTGAATCGTCATGTGTTCACTCATCTCCAATAAAGGGACTCATTTCATCTTCACTAAGTCTAGCATACTGTTCCGCAAGAGCAACCACCCTTTCGGGGGAACCGGGCTGTCCAACCGGGAAACGCATATGATCTACAGTACCCACAACGCGAGGATCGACCTTTTCGACCTTACTCTTACCGATCTTTCGTAGGGCTGAACGATTGAACTTCAATACCTTTTCACTTCGAATACTACCACCATCAGCGGTACGCTTGTCGCAAGGGATCGCAATGCCGTAGAAGATACCACGCACTGTACGCTTGTACTGTTCAACAATTGGGAACTTTTCCATTTTCTCTTTCTCTCTTTCTTGTGTGCTGATTCTACCAAACTTTTCCGCTGCCGCAACCCCTCAATCGGGTGTGACTGCTACGGGTGATCGGTAGACTATATGACCACACTTGTTAGCATAGACCGAACGATACCCTACAGTATCGTCGTTGATGAGAAGCAGAATACCCTTTCCGGGAATATTCCGAATTCTCTCAACTGGACCTTCGAACACTTCACCTGTTACATAGACAACATGGACGATATCGCCAATCTTCATTTTTTTCTCTCTTTCTTTCCTTCAAGTCTACCAAAAAAATTCGCCGCCGCAACCCCCCTTATAGGGAAGGATCACTCTTCGATCACAACCCTTTCCAATTCGATAGGACCGTTATCCTTGTAGGACTGCGGAATCTTTGAGAGGGCTTCACCCTCACTAATTCCACCTACCTTACCGATACGCTTGCCATTCTGGTAAACTATCCACAAGTTAGTACGAACATGACGATGGCGGTTAGACCGCTCATCACGATAGGACCGAAGGGCTGAACTGTAACGATTCATTCTCATTCTCTTTCTCTCTTTCTTTCTTTCTTTCTTTACTACCCTATATATATGCACTTCCCATGCCATTCACCAAAAAATATTTTTTTCTTCCTAAGTCCTTACGCCACAACACTTTACAACTTTCTCATTTTGAGACGGGGGTGTGCCAAGGTGAAGCATTTTGCTACAGGTGTTGCATTTTGCTACAGCATTTTGCTACACCACCTTTGGGGTCGATGTAAGTGCTTGATATATAAGGAGTTACGTCAAAAATGGCGGCCCGATTTCGCCGTAAGTCCTTATACCACAACGGTTTACGTCGAATTCTCACAGAATCGTACCATCCCCTCTAATGCGGTACATGATGCCGCCGATACTGTACAGACATATACCCTCTCCCATATGCTGTACAAACGTAGCCGAATAACCGTGGTGAGCAACAAGGCGACGAAGCGTATTCTGTATTTGAATCGTCATGTTCAAGATACCTTTGCAGATTCTGCTTTGTAAATCGGATAGAACTGTTCGAAGGTAAGGTTAGTGTACTTCAGTATACCAGCAACGTACAGGTCATACCGATCATTCTTACCTTCTGTCATCGTCCAAACGATATACCGATAATCTTGTGTCCAACGTTTCATCTTTTTCTCTCTTTCTTTTCTACGATCCTACCAAACTTTTTTTCTACCACAACCCCCCGACTAGGGGCTATTACTGGATCGCATAATCATCGACCACATAACCCATTTCATCAATCTGGATGAATCCACCATCATCACAGAATCCTAACTCATGATTGATTTCGATCATGTTATCATTCTGGCGAACCCTTTCCAGAAGATCCATTGCAAAAGCAACTCGACCAACAAACGTAGTCATGGTCGTATTGTTGATCAACTCGCACAACTCACTAACCGTATTCAGCACAATCATGTTTTCCATCTTATCTATCCTTTTTCTACTTGTTTCCGAAACCCCTTGTTTCGATGTCAGATATATATGCACACCCCGTGCCATTCGAGAAAAAAAATAGGATTTTTCATAAACCCTTGAAAAATATAGGGTTACAGCATTCTCAATTTGAGACGGGGGTATCGATCACCGTAGCATTTTGCATCACACTGTAGCATTTTGCACAGCATTTTGCGTCACCCGCTCAGTAGGGGGGTTTTTTCATTTTATTGAGAACGATTCTCAAAACTGGCGGCGGCCGGGGGTGGTGCAAACACGATCCGAACACCATAAAATAATTGGCCGTATTCCCTAATAACTAATAAAAAAAGGGAGCATGATGCTCCCCAATTTTATCTGATACTAACTTCTATATTTTCAATTAGAAGCTTGAACACCAGAGCTAACGATACTATCTTGAATAAAGTTTCTATTTTTGGGTTTCCTTCCGCGACTCTTTTTCAAAGATAGTTTTCGTCTTTGTCTCCTAATCATTGGCGCTGTAATCTGATCATTGCCAGATATTCTGCTTATGTTTAATGCTAATTCATCATCGCTTAGTATAGCATGATTATCTTTTATATACTGCAACTCTGTTGTGCTCCACTTATGGTAAGATGACCTCATATTTATCTCCTTGAACTAGACTAAAGGTGTAGTAACCTTATTATTATAATACGATCATAACCGTTAGCAAGGGCCGCTTTATGAATAAAAATTACAATTTTGTACCGTCAGTATTACATACTACAGCACAAGAAATAGATGTTACAAATGATCTACAGGCCGAATCCACAAAAACAATAGCAGAACTACTGCATGAAAAAAAAGAAGAAGAAAAAGACCCAAAAGCCTTGTTTACCGAATAATGTTCAAGAAGAAGACTTTTTAAAAGCCATAGATAATGTTGCTAAAAAATTAGCACATAAATTTAAATTTGGATATCATAGTTTTGAAGATATGAAACAACAAGCTATTATTTTTGGCTTAGAATGCTTAGATAAATACGATAACAAAAGACCCCTAGAAAACTTCCTATGGACCCACGTTAGAAATAGACTTTTCAATTATAAAAGAGATCACTATCAAAGGCCCGATAAACCTTGTTTTAAATGTCCCGAAAACGATCCTTACCTTTCCTGCTCAAACAATGGATGTAAAGCATTTTCAAACAAGAGCGATTGCGAACTATACAAATTATGGGAAAAAAGAAATAATAATAAGAAAAATTTAATGACTCCACAAAATATAGATGATATGAATATTTTTAGTAATGAATCTAGTATTTGTGGTGATATTGCAAATAAGGAACTATTAGAACTAATAGACAAACACATGTTACCATCAGACAGGGCCGTTTATATCAAATTAAAACACGGACAAAAAATACCTAGTGCAGAATTAAACAAACTTAAAGAAACTATACTAAATATTATAGCTAATTACCAATGACTATTCCTAAAAAAAGAGGACAACTGAGCTTAGACGAAGAAAAATATATTAAAGATAATATTCATTCTTTATCCGTGGCCGATATTGCTAATAATCTTAACAGAAACATAGCCCCGATACAAAAATATGCCGAACAAAACTTTTTATTTACTGATCAAGAATCTATAGCAGATCTTGAATATTTAAAACTTAAACTTCATACTAAGCCGTTTTGGCCCGAAATTACTAAACAATTTGACAACACATCAGGAGAATTAGAATACTTTGAGAATACATGGGTAAGCTTAATTAAACAATTTAGAGAAGATGTTCTTCCTGCTGAAGAATTACAAATTAAACAATTTATTACTATTGATATTCTTATTAATCGCAGTATGAAAGAGCGTAAAAGACACATAGCCGACACTGAAAAAATACAAAATGAGGTTGATAAAGAGTATGCTAAAAGTGAAGATCAAAGAGATATTCCGAAATTGGCCAACCTGGAAACGCAACTATCATTCGCCCGTAACAGTATCGCTAATTATACTAATGAATATACCAAGCTTCTTAACGAACAACAAAAAATTAGTAAAGATCTTAAAGCTACTAGGGAGCAAAGAATCAAACGAATAGAAGATGGCAAAAGCTCTTGGGTAGGATTAATACGAATGTTGGAAGACGAAGAATTAAGAGAAAAACAAGGTCGTGAAATGGAAATATTGAAATTAGCCACTCTTAATCAAAAAAATAAACTTGAGCAACTTCACTCATACTCTAATAATAATATAGACCGCCCCCTTTTAACACCAGAAAGCGTGGAAAAATATGACAAATAAAACTGCCGTTATTACAGGAATTTCAGGTCAAGACGGATCATACTTGGCCGAATATCTACTATCACTATCAGAGTATACTAGAGTAATAGGAATTCACAGAAGACTATCTAACAATAATGGACTATCAAGAACATCCCATCTTCTGCATAATCCTAAATTCTTGTCAGAAGAAGGTGATCTTACAGATTCTCATTCTGTATGTAATATAATCAAAAAGTATTCTCCACACGAATTTTATAATCTAGCAGCTCAGAGTCATGTGGGTACCAGTTTCAAACAGCCCAATTTAACTTTTAGCGTAAATACTAGCGGCGTAGTTAATATACTAGAAAATCTATTAAATTATTCGCCCCACACCAAACTATATCAGGCTAGCACAAGCGAAATGTTTGGTCAAGAATTTTCAGCAGCCGAAAATCATGATTTAAATGTTATAGAAAAATTTCAAGACGAAAGCACACCCTTTAAACCTCAAAGTCCATACGGCGCTAGCAAATTAGCTAGTCATCACTTGGTAAGAATATATCGTGAAGGATACAATCTATTTGGTTGTTGCGGCATACTATTTAATCACGAAAGTCCGCGACGCGGCGTAAATTTTGTTACTAAAAAAATTACTAATTATATAGGTATGCTACAAAATAATCTAACAAATGAAAAACTCAAACTTGGTAATCTAAATAGTTGCAGAGATTGGGGCCATGCTAAAGATTATGTGCGCGCTATGCATCTTATGTTACAACAAAATATTCCTGATGATTTTGTTATCTCCACAGGCTCATCACACTCTATTAAAGAATTTTTATCCATAGCTTTTAATTTGGTTAATAAAAATTATGAAGATTATGTGGAAATTGATAGTGAATTTATTAGACCAGCAGAGGTAGACTATTTACGAGGACGATCCACAAAAGCTTATCATATTTTAGGATGGCAACCACAAATATCTTTTGAGCAGCTAGTACAAGATATGGTGGATTATGATGTTAAACAATACTCCCATAGCAAATATAAAAAAGTTGTTTCATGAGATTTTTTAATTCTTTAGAATACAAACAGTGGAGAAAAGAGGTCTATACAAGAGACAACAAAACTTGTCAGTGGCCCAATTGTAATAGCAAGAAAAAGATAAATGCTCATCATATAAAAACGTGGGCAAATCATCCTGGATTACGATATGATGTTAACAATGGAATAACACTATGTTATGAACATCATAAAATGATCAGGGGCATTGAAACCTATTACGAAGCAGTTTTTTTAAAAATAGTAGCGGACAAGAAAAAAGATGACAGATCCTGAATATACCATAATTATTGATTCTAGAGAACAGCAACCATGGACTTTTAGAAATAAAATTACAGCTGTAAATAAATTAGACACTGGAGATTATAGTATACAAGGATTAGAAAACTTGGTAGCAATAGAAAGAAAAAAGAGCGTTAGTGAACTAGCAACTAACATCACAGAAAGCAGATTTAAGGATGTTATACAAAGATTAAGTGAAACAAAATATGCTTTTATGCTTTTTGAATTTTCTTTAAAAGATATTCTAATATATCCAATAGGATCAAATATTCCTAAAAGCAAGTGGCAATATATCAAAATTACTGCAAATTTTTTACTAAAAAATATAACAGACTGGCAATTAAAACACAATATTAAAGTATATTTTTGTGGATCTCATTCTTATGCTGAGAATCTAGCAGGATATCTATTACATAAAATTTATAATCAAGAAAAAGGAAATTTACATAATGAAACTTGATTTTCCCATAACAATTACTCCTCCGCCATATACTGATCCATCAACTAAAAAAATTACTCAGCCAGAATCTATAACTTTACAAGATTTAAAAATAACTTATATTGATAGTCCGGATCAAAAAAAATTAGTAGCAAGAATAGACTCATTACCCTATGTGCTTCCTTTGGTGGAGTCAGATCAAGAATATGATAATTTGGGTGATTATTCTAGTTCCATTAGAGAAAAACTAGTTAAAGAAAAACTAGGATCAGATCCGGCAGCTAAAATAAGATCTTTGTTTCCTCCTACGTTAGAAGAATTTCCAAATGGTCCTGGTACAATACTATCACAAATCATTAAAAGCGTTGGCATATCTATAACACCAACATGCAAATGCATGAAACATGCTAATGAAATGAATACTAAAGGAGTACAATGGTGCGAAGATAATATAGAAACAATTATAGAATGGCTTAAACAAGAATGTAAAGAACGAAATATTCCATTTATTCCAACAGTAGTTCGTATGGTTGTTAATCAAGCTATTAGTAAAGCTAAAAAACATGTCATATAATTTTGATGATGCATGGTTAGGTCTAGGAGATTTATCTAAACTAACTATTAGTCGTAATCTTATGATTAATAGATCCAGAGAAGATATAGAAAATCCAGATAAACATTTATTAAAAATTATGAGAGATCCCAATTATTTAGGATCAACATGCAAACTACTAATGAACATTGAACTACATCCTATACAGATAGCAATATTACAAGAATTTTGGAATAGAGCTTTTCCAATGTTTGTTGCTAGTCGTGGTTTTGGTAAAAGTTTTTTATTAGCACTATACGCTACATTAAAATGTATCTTTATTCCCGGAACCAAAATAGTTATAGTTGGTGCAGCATTTCGTCAAAGCAAAGTGATTTTTGAATACATGGAAACGATTTGGAGAAATAGCCCAATTCTAAGGAGCATATTCAATGGCAATGACGACGGCCCGCGAAGAGATGTTGATAGATGCACAATGAGATATGGCGACAGCTGGGCTATTGCTATTCCAATGGGTGATGGATGTCTTACTTCTGATACCATGATAACATTCAGTAATTGTTTTTCAACACTAGGATCATTATTTGATTTAGATTACGATGAAGAACTAGATACTGTTAATAACTGTGAAGTTTGGGACAATATTAAGTTTGAAAAAAGTTTACATAAAAGATATAATGGATTAAAAGATACAATTAAAATCAAAACAAAAAGAGGATTTGTTCTAGAGGGGACACATAATCATGAAATTAAGGTATTTGATGGAAATAATGTGATTTGGAAAAGATTAGATTCTATCAACATAAATGATAAAATCCTAATAGATGTATCAGAAAGATGGCACGAAGGAACAACAGAACTAACAACAGACGAATCTTATGCTTTAGGATTGATGATAGGAGATGGCTGTTGGACCAATAAATATAGATTAAGATATACATCTAATGATCCAGAACTAGTAATAGCATTAGAAAAAGGCACAGGATATAAATTTTATCAATGTTCTGATGGTATTCATTATAATCATGATAGTATAAAAAATGTTAAAAAATGGATGAACAAGTGGCAAATTGATCATACATATACTAAAGACAAGCATTTACCAGAACCTATTCTTCATAGTTCTCAAGAAATAATGAGCGCTTGTTTAAGAGGTATTTTTGATACAGATGGACATGTTCAAGGGAATAAGGCCAAAGGAGGTATTGGAATAACAATAAGTTTAACCAATACTTCAGAAAAATTAATGAAACAAATTCATTATATTTTATTACATTACGGTATTGTCTCTACTCTTAAATCGCGAAAACGCAAAAAACAATGGAATACTATTTATGAGTTATTGATTAATGGTTATAACGTCAAAAAATTTGCAGAAAAAATTGGCTTTGGATTAAAACGTAAACAACATTCTCTAATAGAATATATATCAAAAAAACAGAAATGGTTATCTCAAGAAAAATATTATAATAGTTTTTTATTAGATTATATTACAGATATTAGTTATGATCGTAATTACACATACGATATAGAAGTTGAAAATTCTCATCAATATAATGCTAATGGTATATGTGTTCATAATAGTAAAATCAGAGGTCTAAGAGCACATATTATTATCGCAGACGAATTTGCGTCAATATCTCCAGATATTTATGAAACGGTTGTTTCAGGTTTCGCAGCCGTGAGCGCTAGTCCAATACAAAATGTAAAAGAACAAGCTAAAAAAACAGCGATGCAAGAAATGGGCATATGGAATGATGAATTAGAAGCATTAGACACAAAAATGAGCAATCAGGCCATAATAGCAGGAACAGCCGACTATGCTTTTAAGCATTTTGCTAAATATTGGAATAGATATAAAACTATTATTAATAGTAAAGGAGATATTAATAAACTCAAAGATGTATTTCCAGAAAGTGTTCCAGAAAATTTTAATTGGAAAGACTATAGTATAGTAAGAATACCATATGAATTAATTCCTAAAGGATTTATGGATGATAAACAAGTTGCTAGAGCAAAAGCCACTATTCATACTGGTATCTATAATATGGAATATGCCGCTTGTTTTGTTGAGGATAGTGAAGGATTTTTTAGGCGTAGTCTAGTAGAAAGTTGTGTTGTATCAACAGAAAAAAATATCACAGATTCCCAAGGAAGACCAATACTTTTTGACGCAACAGTTAAGGGTTCCTCACACAAGCAGTATATATATGGCATCGATCCTGCATCAGAAAATGATAATTTTAGTATAGTTATTTTAGAATTAAACAATGATCATAATAGAGTAGTATATTGCTGGACAACTAATCGTAGTAATTTTAAAGATCGTCAAAAGACAGGGCTAGTAGAAGATCATGACTTCTATGGTTTTTGTGCAAGAAAAATTAGAAATTTAATGAAAACTTTTCCATGCGCTAGAATAGGATTAGATGCTCAAGGAGGAGGTATAGCTATAGAAGAAGCTTTACATGATCCTGATAAGTTAAATGATGGAGAAATATTAATTTGGCCAACTATAGACTACAGCAAATCCAAAGAAACTGATAATCAGCAAGGATTGCACATACTTGAACTTATACAATTCGCTAGAGCAGATTGGACTAGTCAAGCTAATCATGGTTTACGAAAAGATATGGAAGATAAAGTATTGCTATTTCCAAGATTTGATAATCTTACACTAGGTTTAACACTAGCATCAGAGGGACAGGATATATTAACAACAGATCTTAATCCTATTTATGATAATCTTAGCGAATGTGTTGTAGAAATTGAAGAACTTAAAAACGAATTAACCACAATTGTTATGACACAAACTAGTCAGGGCCCCAATGCTAGAGATAGATGGGATACTCCAGAAGTAAAACTAACTAGCGGTAAAAAAGGTAGATTAAGAAAAGATAGATATAGCGCATTACTTATTGCTAATATGCTAGCAAGACAAATGACTAGATCATATAAAACTATCGAATATGATGTTGTAGGAGAAAACGCTAAAAATGCTACAAAATTAAATGGTCAAATGTACAAAGGTCCAGAATGGTTTACGTCCAACGCTAATGATAATGATATATATTTGGGTATTTATAATAATTGAGTGTATTATTAAAGTAATCACATCATAATCCTACTGCATTACAATTAATATTATGGCTAAAAAATATCCAAGAAGTGAAACAGCTAATACTACCAATAATTCCGACGAACCAGCTTTTATAGCTTGGGGAGACGACGAAGCTTCTCGACAAGAAGCTATGAAAATTTCTGGACAATCATTATCTGAATATACAGTTGTTGAAAAAGCAGGCGCAACCAGACGATATAATCTTGATTATTCTGATCTTGATCGTAATACATCAGGCAGACCAGGATTAACCAAATCTGACTACTATTATTTTAGACCAGGCGAAGCTATTCCTGTTAGACAAAAACAGATAATGCAAAAGGCCGAAGATATTTATCAAAGAGTTGGTTTAGTAAAAAATGTTATTGACCTTATGGGCGACTTTGCTTCTCAAGGAGTTAGGTTGGTTCATAAAGATAAAAGAATAGAAAGATTTTATAAACAATGGTTTAAAAAGATTAGGGGTAAAGATCGTAGCGAAAGATTTTTAAATAATCTATACAAGACTGGGAACGTTGTTGTTAATAGACAAACAGGTAAACTAAGCTTAAAAGTAGCTAACGATCTTTATAAAAGCGTATCATCTCCAGATCTCTTGGTAGATAAAATTATAACTCCAATCGTTGAAAAAAGAGAAATTCCTTGGAAATATACTTTTATAGATCCTGTTGTAGTAGACATAACAGCCGGCCCAATAGCATCATTTGCACAACAAAAATTACTTGAAATTTCTTTACCAGCACCAATTAGAAAAGCTATATTAGCTCCAAAAACCGAAATTGAAAAACAGATTGTTAATTCTTTACCACAAAATATTGTCGAGGCAGCAAAACAAAAACGTGGATATCCATTAGATCCTAATAAAACTCTAGTCTTTCATTACAAGAAAGATGATTGGCAAAGCTGGGCATATCCTATGATATATGCTATTATGGATGATATTACAATTCTTGAAAAATTAAAATTAGCAGATATGTCAGCATTAGATGGCGCGATATCTAATATTCGTATTTTTAAATTGGGTAGCCTAGAACATAAAATATCTCCTACCAAAGCAGCAACCAGTAAATTAGCACAAATTTTAGGCAATAATGTTGGTGGTGGTACAATGGATCTTATTTGGGGTCCAGATATTGATTTGCTAGAAAGTAAAACTAGTGTGCATCAATTTTTAGGAGAAGGTAAATATATCCCTCATTTAAATAGCGTATATGCTGGTCTTGGTATTCCTCCAACGCTCACCGGCACATTTGGTGCAGCAGGAACAACAAATAATTTTATTAGTCTAAAAACCCTCACACAAAGATTACAATACGGAAGAGATGTATTAACAGAATTCTGGGAGAATGAAATAGCAATAGTACAAAAAGCTATGGGTTTTAGATATCCTGCTAAAATAGAATTCGATAAAATGGATCTTAGTAATGAAGATTCCGAAAAGGCTTTACTTATTCAATTAGCAGATCGTAATCTTATTAGTGACGAACTATTACATAGTCGTTTTGGTTTTGATGCCGATATAGAAAAATCAAGACTATCAAGAGAATCTAAAGATAGGGCAAAAAATCGTATGGTTAGAAAAGCTGGGCCGTGGCATGATCCTCAATTAGAAAATTCATTAAAGAAAATAGCTCTACAAAGTGGATTAGTATCTCCTAGTCAAGTTGGACTAGAATTAGAAAAAAAGAAAAATGGCGAAAAAAATGCTATGGAACTTAAACAAGAATTGGCAATGCCTAAACTTGGTTCGCCAGTAGCACCATCTGTTGGACCAAATTTATCTGGACAACCTAATCAGGGTCGTCCTAAAAATAGTAAAGATACCACCCAAAGAAAGCAAAAGCAATTTTCTCCCCAAACAGGAGCTAGCTTAAATATATGGGCAAATAATGTTCAGGATAAAATTAGTAATATTATTAATCCTATTATTTTAGACTTCTATAATAAAAAAAATCTTAGAAGCTTATCTAATGAAGAAAGTAAAGAATTAGAAAAAACTAAAACTAAAATTTTATTCACATTAGATCCTTTTGAAAATATTAGTCATAATTCTGTTGTTAGTAAACTAGAAACTATAAATGATCAAAAAATTCTAGCTACTATGGATATATATAGTGTATGGTTAAATAGATTAAAATCTGATTTGCAAGAAGAATTGTCTACTGAAAATATTAAACAAGCTAAATCTTCATTCTATACTACCCTCTATTCTTTAGATAATTAATTATGAATATATTTATTGCCGAACAAGAAGATGGTCTAGAAGATATTATCAAATCATCCGCATCCATAACCTATGCATCTATTGCAGAAAAAGCTGATTCTAAAGACGAGCCAGCAATGAGATGTATGGTAAAAAGCGAAGCATCTGTCAAAGATTCTGACTTATATTATGTTCAATCTATTTTAGTAAGTTCATCTTGGAATAAAAATGATGATATTTTTGATAAAACAGAAGTTTGGGCAGCAAAAGATTCTCCAGAAGACAAACCAACAAATCTTGAACACGATGAAAATACTATAATAGGCCACATAACTGCTAATTGGCCAATTGATGATAGTGGAAATATTATAGATAAAGATATTCCATTAGATCAACTACCAGATAAATATCATATATTAACAGGATCCGTTATTTATAGGGGATTTACAGATCCTGAACTTAAAAATAGAGCAGAAACATTAATTTCAGAAATTGAAAATGGAACTAAATTTGTAAGTATGGAATGTTTTTTTAAAGGATTTGATTATGGATTGCTAAATACTAAAAATGGTAAATATTCTATATTACCAAGAAACGAAAGTACGGCCCATTTAACTAAGTTTTTACGAGCTTATGGTGGAGTTGGTCAACATGAGAACTATAAAATTGGTAGAGTTTTACGAAATATTACTTTTTCTGGAAAGGGTTTTGTTAATAAGCCCGCTAATCCTGATAGTATAATTTTTTCACAAAGTTGTATTTGTGATAAAAAAAATGATTCTTTCGAAGAATTAGGTGTATTACTGAATCAGTCAACCTGTATACCGGAGACAATAGATATGAGTTTAGACACAACACAAAATAACGTAGCAACTGAAGTATCGGAGGCATCAGTGGTCACAGAAAACACCAATGAGTCTCCAGTAGCAGAAGTAGTGACTAACACAACAGAAACCGAAGCTGCTGTTCCAATGAATAAAGATGAAGATACTCTTATGAAAATGGTTGAAGAAAAAGCTATGAAAATGGCTGAAGAAAGAGCCATGAAAATGGCGGAAGAAAAAGCTATGAAGATGGCCGAAGAGAAAGCTATGAAAATGGCAGAAGAAGTTGCTCTAATGAAAGCTGAGTATGAATCAAAATACAAAGCTGCACTAGCAGAACTAGAAGAAGCTAAAGAAGCTATCGCTGCTTATAAGGCCAAAGAAGTTGAAGACATGAAAAAAGAGAAAAAGAACAAAAGAATGGCCGCTCTTATCGACCTTGGTGTAGCTAAAGAATTAGCTAATGAAACTGTTGATAAGCTAGAAAAAGTTGATGATGACACATTTGAAACATTCAAAACACTTTTTACTAACAATTATAAAGCAGAAGAATCAGTAGCTAGCGAAAATGAAGAAGTTACTCCAGAATTGCTTGATACTGTAGAAACTGAAGAATCAGTTAATTTATCTGTTGGCTCAGAAAGTGTTTCTTCAATAGACACTACCCGTGCCGAACTTGTTGAATTCGTATGTGCTAGACTAGGCAAAAAACTTAATAAGGGAGAATAATATGGCTCTTAAACCTGATCGTATCGAAGTACTTACCGATGTATCATTTTTCATGAATACAACTGGCGCTAGGGGCGGTGTTGTTTGCACTACAACTAGTGGTTCAGGCGTAGCAATGGATGATTCTGCTGCTGTTGTGGCATATGCTGCTGCTGCTAGCGGTTCTCTTCCAGTCGGCGTTCTATTAAATGACGTAGTCAATTATGATCTAACCAGACAGCACATCAATTGGCACAAAGATGAAGTGCAAGTTGGTGGCAAAGTCACACTATTGCGTGTTGGTCAAGTTACTACAAATCTGGTTGATGGTACCCCAAGTGCTGGTAGCGGCGCTTATGTTGGTGCTAATGGCCTAATTTCTACCACAAGTACCAACGCTGTGCAAATTGGCTCATTCTTGAGCAAAGTAGATGCTGATGGTTACGCCAAAGTCTCAGTCAACATTCGATAATTTTTTAAAATAAGGGAGAAACACTTATGTCAGAAGTTAATACTAAAGCTTTTAAGCCAACACCAGAACTTACCGATCTTTTGGTAAAATCTGGTTCTGCTAATAGAGAGGTATCTCTTGCTGCTAATGCAGAATTTGCAAAAGCACTAGAGCTTCCACTTCGTCAAGGTTTGTTGAGTGGTGATATTCTTGATGGTATTTTTGAACCCATTCAATTGGCTCAAAGTGCTACTCCTGAATTCCCACTAGATTTCTTAGCTCCTGGAACAGAAAAAGACTTTGTTGCTTATACTGTTCCTAATCACGGCTATATTCCAGAACGTCATGTTGAAGGCGATTACGTCATGGTTCCAACCTATGACATCGGAGCTAGCATCGACTACTTACTAAAGTATGCTCGTGATGCTCGCTGGGATGTTGTTGGTCGTGCCATGGAAGTGCTAGAAGGTTCATTTGTCAAGAAGATGAATGATGACGGCTGGCACACTGTTCTTGCCGCTGGTGTTGATCGCAATATCGTAGTTTACGATAGCGATGCTACTGCTGGTCAATTTAGCAAGAGATTGGTTTCTTTGATGAAAACAGTCATGAGACGTAATGGTGGTGGTAACTCTGCCAGTAATAATCGTGGTATGTTAACTGATCTTTATGTTTCACCAGAAGCTATGGAAGATATCCGCAACTGGGGTATCGATCAAGTTGATGAAGTGACTCGTCGTGAAATTTATACCGCTGCTGACGGTACTCTTAACAGAGTATTCGGCATCAATCTTCACGATCTTGATGAACTTGGTGAAGGTCAAGAGTATCAACTATTCTATAGCAATACTCTTAGTGGTAGTCTTCCTGGCAGCAAACTAGAAGTTGTTGTTGGTCTTGATCTTCGCAAGAGAGACAGCTTCATTATGCCAGTTCGTCAAGAAGTTCAAATTTTTGAAGATGATACTCTTCATCGTCAAAAACGAGCTGGTTTCTATGGTTGGGCAGAACAAGGTTTTGCTGTTCTTGATAATCGTAGAGTGCTACTTGGCGCTCTATAATATAACCATAATAACTTGATTATAAAATAGGGCTGGCCTAGTGCCAGCCTTATTTTTTAGGTGTATAATACATTAGTATATAACAAAGGAGATATTATGGCTTGGCAATCTGATATTATTAATTTAGTTAGAGTTTTAATAAATGATTTATCTGATAATCCTAGTTATAATGATGATAGATTAACGCAAGTTATAACAGTAGCTGCTAGATATGTTCAGTTTGATGTTCAATTAGAAACAGAATATAATATTGATAGTATAAATAATATAATAACTCCTGATCCAACAGCTAATAATGACGAGATTTTTCTTTGCTTAGTTAGTTTAAAAGCAGCTTGTATTATTGATCAAAGTAATTTTAGAACCAGAGCAGCACTAGAGGGTGTAAGGGCCGGTCTTGGTCCTGCTCAGTTAGCAATATCCAATCATTTATCAGGCTTTAAAGAAATTATACAGCACGGTCCGTGTCAGTTATATACCGATTTATCAGAACACTGGGATATTCAACAAGCCACATCAGTTGCTGCTATACTTAGTCCTTTTGTTGGTAATAAATTTGATCCATTTATGCTTATCGCCTACGATAATCATCGTCATAAAAATATGTTCTAGAAAGGGCATTAATGTCAGCCGCTAACTATAATTTTACTATAGAAAGAGGATCATCTTTTAGAATATCATTAGTATATAAAGATGCTAATGAAAATCCTATTAATATTACTAATTGGTGTGCTAGATTAACTATGAAAACTGAATATTTATCTGTTAGTAAAAAAAGTCTAGTATCAACAAAAGTATATACTACGACTAATCTAGATTATTCATTATATAAATTTTATATAGATGGTACTGATGGTAGATTAACCCTATTATTACCGTCTGATACTACCAATAATTTTGACTTTGACAGTGCTAAATACGATCTTGAATTACAATCACCAGATGAATTCTATGGAGATGGTGGTAATTATACTATACGATTACTTTATGGTGTAATTACAATTAAACAACGATATAGTAGTTCTGAAACCGCATTGGATTGTCAGACATGAGCAATATTATTGTTATTGAAACCTCTAATGAGGCCAATATAGTTACTATTGAAGATCAGGTTTCATTAAATATTGAAGTTGTCAATACAGAAAAATTTTTAATTTCAGATTTACCAGATAATATTCCATTAACAAAAATTAAAAAGACTGGAGTTGATGGGTTGGATTATTATTTAGACAATTATTTTTATGAACTAGACTGTGGATCACCATAACATTAAAGGTACCAACTATGCCAATTAATAATTTAATTCAATTTAGAAGAGGATCAACAACCCAATGGAATAATGCCTCTGGTATTTTAGGACAAGGCATATTATATAATGGTGAATTAGGCTACGATACTACAACAAAAAGATTTAAGATAGGCGATGGTTCAACACATTGGGCCAGTGGATTACCATTCACAGCCATAGTACCAAGTGGTTTTTTAAGTAATAGTGGTGTTGGATTAATATTAGGAGCAGATGGCTCAACACTTACTATTGGAGTAACAGGAATAGCCGTCTCTCAAGTTAATAATTTTAATCAAGCAGTATTGGATCTTGTATCAAGTGCTTCTGTTGACACAGAAGGTGTTCAAGATATTGTTGGTAGTGGAGACCATATAACTACTGGATTTTTACGTAATTGTACTGGTATAGCTTGGACATATGATGATAATGCTGGAACTTTAAAAGCCTGTGTTACTGGCATACCATCAACTTTGATCACAGATTTTGCAGATGCGGTTTCTGATCAAGTAGACACAACTCTTAGTGCTGGTACTGGTATTGTTTTAAGTTATGATAGTAATAGTAATATATTAACTGTTCATACTACAGGATATGCTTACTCCAATCATACTCATTTATGGAGTAATATAACAGATGCATCTACCAGAGCCACACTAAATGAGTTGACATATTTATCTGGAGTTATTGCTGGAACAGGATCAGCTGGTAGGGCCGTAGTATTAGATAGTAGTAAAGATATAACTGGTTTACGAAACTTAACTACTGATGGAAATGTTACCGTTGGAGGTAATCTGGTTGTTCAGGGTACTACTACTACCGTTAATAGTACAACTGTTGATATTGGAGATAATATCGTACAAGTTAATGTTTCTGGAACAGAAAGTTTAGGCGGATTACAAGTTCTTGATCATGATAATAGTAAACTTCATCAAATAGTTTGGGATATTAATGATAGTAGATGGGAATTTATTAGTAATTCTGGTTCGTCTCCCAATGTTTATACTAGCGGAAACATTACAGCCAATACTATCACATCCACAGTGCCTAATGGTACTGCGCCACTATCAGTATCGTCTTCAACTTTAGTTAATAATTTAAATGCTGATTTGTTAGATGGTCAGCATGGTAGTTATTATAGAAATTTTGTTAATCTAAGTGGTTTACCAAGTCCAGTAATTACCGGTACATTAACAGGAGATGTTACTGGTACTAGCAGTGTTACTCTTACAGAACTTGGTAATGGTATCTTAACCATTAATACAACCATAGCAAATAATAGTGTTGCTCTTGGTACAGATACGACTGGTCAATATGCTAGTACAATTACTGTGGTCGGAACAGGATTATCAGCAACATCACCTGGTGTTGATGATGGTACTGCATATACAATTACTAGTAATGCTACTCATGCTAATGCTACTGGTACTATCGTGGCGAGAGATGCTAATGGAGATTTTTATGCTGGTACTATATATGCTACATTTAATGGAAATGGTTCTAATGTTACTAATTTAAATGCTAGTAATATTAATACTGGTACTATTGGAGTAGCTTATTTACCAACTAATATTCCAGTAACAAATTTAGCTAGTAGTGGCGTAACGCTAGGTTCCACAACAGTAAATCTTGGTCAAACTAGCACAGTTATTGATGGATTAACAAGAATTAGTGGCGTTAGTGCTCTTAATCCAACTTATATATACTATGCTGTAATTGATGGTGGTTCTCCATAATTTATAATACTGGTAGGTTTTTGAGGATATTTTATGCCAGTAAATGATATTATTTTACTTAGAAAAGGCTCCAGTACGGAATGGAGTACTACTAATCCAGTATTAGGTAGTGGTGAACCAGGATTTGATACAACTAATAATCTTTTAAAGATGGGAAATGGAATATCCAATTGGGCATCATTATCTGGGGTAAATATTGGGAATTCTGTTTTTAATAGTGCCGTAAGTGGTCTTTTACCTGTTAAGGATATTATCTCTGGATCTGGAATTTCCATAGGAGCAACTAGTGGAATTTATACTATAACCGCAGAAGGTGTCGCAGCATCTAGCGCATCATCTCTTGTGACTCGATGTTCTAATCGCACAGGATCTACTATTCCAAAAATGACAGCGGTTTATATTAATGGTGGTCATGGAAATTTACCAACCATAACTCCGGCACAAGCTAATAATGAAGCTGGTTCTAGTAAAACATATGGAATAACACAAACTCAAATATCGGATAATAATACTGGTAATGTTGTTGTGTTCGGAGCTTTGATTGATGTTGATACTAATCAATTTGGCGCTAACGAGGGTGATGTATTATATCTTAGTCCAACAACTGCTGGAACAATAACGGCAACAAAACCAAGCGCCCCAAATCACATGGTCAGTGTTGGTAAAATAGTAAGAAATCATAATAATCAAGGTATTATTGAGGTTGTTATTCAAAACGGTTTTGAATTACAAGAATTACATAATGTTGCTATTGATGGAGTAACTAATGGACAATTTTTACAATATAACTCTGCTAGTGGATTGTGGTTAGCTAGTAGTAGTGGTAATTTTACATCACTAAGTGTTAATGGAACTGATGTTAGCGTTAATGGACACACACATACTAGTAGCGATATAACCAATTTTAACTCATCTGTTAGTGGTTTGGTCAACGGTATATATGCTCCATTAACAGGAACATTAAATCAATTTGCAAATACCACATCATCTCAATTAAGCTCAATAATATCTGATGAGACAGGATCGGGATTATTAGTATTTAATAATAGTCCAACTTTTACAGGAGTTCCATTAGCTCCAACAGCAACTAGCGGCACCAATACTAATCAAATAGCTAGTACCTCATTTGTAAGAACAGAAATTAGCAATCTTGTAAATTCTGCTCCATCAACACTAGATACTTTAAATGAGCTTGCGGCGGCACTAGGAAATGATGCTAATTTTAGCACAACAATCACAAATACTTTAGCTGGTAAAGCAAATCTTAGTGGAGCAACTTTTACAGGAACTATAAGTGCTCCTAGTGGTAACTTTACCCAGAGTCTACAAGTTAATGGTACAGGAGTGAGTTTGAATGGACATACTCATACGGTTTCACAAATTACAGATTTCAATAGTGGCATTAGCGGTTTATTGCCAGTTAAAAATATAGTGTCTGGAACAGGAATTTTCTTATCATCAAGCGATGGTATTTTTACTATTCATGCTACCGGTACTACTGGCGGATCTAATTTAAATACAGAAGATGTAATGGATATTATTGGTACGGGTATTATTGGAGGTACAGGAATAAGCGTTAGCTATGATGATACTAATGGCAGTGTTAGCGTTAATCTATACTCATCCTCAATAACTGGCTATGAAATACTATCAACAACAAAAAATACCTTTAGTGTTAGTCCAAATTATTTAGTTGGTAATTTATCAGTATATTATAATGGATTTAAATTATTATATGGCGAAGATTATACTGCGACCGATGGATCAACCTTTGTATTATCTAGTCCGGGTAATTCTGGAGATGTTGTAGAATGGGCAGGACTAGGAGGTCCGGCACAATATTCCACAATAAATCATTCTCATGGTAATATAACCAATAGTGGTACAATAGGATCAACCAGCGGACTAGTTTTAGTAACAAAATCTAGCGGATCCATAGATGTCGGATCTGGTTTGTATTATGATATTAATAAATTAGGAATTGGTACTAATAGTTTAAGTGGAGTTTTATCATTAAGTAATGGTTATTTTAATAATGATGGTGATTCTAAGCAGACTTTATTAACTTTGCGTAATAGCACATCTAATGCTTCTACAACAACATTATATACTGACGGATCCTCTAGTAAACTAGTTTTACCAGTTAGCGGAGTTTGGAACTTTAATATTAATTTGACCTGTTTGAGTATATCCAACAGTGGTGCTGCTGGATGGAATTTTAAAGGGTGTATTAAAAGAAATAGTAGCACTACAGCTCTAGTTGGATCAATTATAGAAGAAAACTTTATTGATAGTAGTCTGAACGGAGTAGCGGCAACCGTTGTGGCTAACACCGGCACATCTAGTTTGGATATCAATGTTAATGGATTGGTTAGCAATAATATTCGTTGGACAGCAGCGGTTAATTTAGTTCAAACTTATTATGGTTAATTATTATGAGTATTAATTTTAACAATCATGATATTACGACTAGTGGAAATTTTACTGCAAATAGTGGTAATTTTAATAGCTTAAGTGTTAATAATACACCAGTTAGTATTGTTGGTCATTCTCATACCTCTAGTCATATTACTAATTTTAACTCTTCTGTTAGTGGTTTAGTTAGTGGAATATTTGCTCCATTATCTGGTTCTCTTAATCAATTTGCTACCACCTCCTCATCTCAATTAGCAAGTGTTATTAGCGATGAAACAGGATCAGGATCTCTTGTTTTTTCTAATAGTCCAACCCTAACCGGTATTCCATTAGTTCCAACAGCATTAAGTGGAACAAATACTAATCAAATTGCTAGCACAAGTTTTGTACGAACCGAAATTAGCAATCTTGTAAACTCTGCACCAAGCGCTCTTGATACATTAAATGAACTAGCTGTTGCTTTGGGTAATGATGCTAATTTTAGTACTACAGTAACCAATAGCTTAGCCAATAAAGCTAATCTTAGTGGATCCTCTTTTACAGGTTCAATATCAGCACCAAGTGGTAATTTTACTCAAAGTTTACAAGTTAATAATACTGGAGTAAGCTTAAGTGGTCATACGCATACTAGTAGTTATATTACAAATTTTAATAGTAGCGTTAGTGGATTACTTCCAACTATAGCTAATAGTGGAAATAATAGAGTTCTTACTAGTACAGGAAGCACTGTTGGAATTAATGCTGAAAGTAATTTAACTTTTGATGGTGAGACATTAGTTATTGGAGAGTATACTGATGACATTGGCGGAAAAATTGTGCTATATAATGGTACTTCTAGCGATGGATTGCCATCTATTACTTTTATAGACAATAATGGATATGATACTTTCAAAATATATATGGATGATTCGAACAATAAAAGTTATATAAACACTAATTATGATCACGATTTAATTATTAGCGGATCTAACAATAATTCTATTACATTAGATGCTTTTAGTGGAAAAATTGATATTGTTTCTAGTGGAGTTACTATTAGTTCTAGTGGAACAAATGTTCCACTCACTATTACTAATGATGGTACTGGTAATAGTTTTGTTGTTAATGATGTTACTGGTGATACGACACCGTTTGTTATTGATAGTTCTGGAAATGTTGGAATAGGAACAACCACCCCAACGTTTGTAAATAATACTTACTCTGGATTACATATACACGCAGCAACCGCTACTTCATTAAAACTAACAAATACTACTACGGGACAAACATCTACGGATGGGTTTGAGTTATTACAGGATTCTGCTGGTAATGCTTATATATGGAATCGAGAAAGTACTAATATATCTATCGGTACTTCTGGAACGTCGCGTATTATAATAACTAGTGCTGGAAATGTTGGAATAGGAACAATTAGCCCTCAAGCTAGACTACACGTATCTAGTACAAATGATGGAGTACAAGCAATATTTACTGGAGCGCAAACAGCAAATACACAATCTATATTATTTAGAAGTGCTTATCATACTAATAATGGAACAGCAGGTTTTGCTAATATAGGATGGATAGACAATGCATCTCAAGGGGGACATTTAACATTTGGCACAACAACTAGTAATAGTGGCACTACTGGTACTCCAACAGAAAGAATGAGAATAACTAGTGCTGGAGACATTGGAATAGGAACAAGTTCAGTCAGTAGTGGATTTAAAGTTGATATTAGAGGTCGTATATTATCCTATACAACAGCTAGTGATGGACTGATAACAACCCAAGGTTTACAAACAACAAGTGGTGGTACTGGCAAAGCTGCTATTCAAATTGATGTTAATGGAAAAGGTGGCTTTGCATGGCAAAACGATGCTTCAAGTGGCACAAGATCTCTAAAATTAATAGAAAATAATGGTTATGGAGCTAGTGAAAGCACATTATGGACAGTACAAAGTGGCGGTAATACTGGACTCGGAGCATCTCCCTCTAATGATTATAAATTAGTTATTGGTGGTGGAACAAGAACAGATTCATATACTACAAATCCATCTTTAGTAGCTATAAAAGATTTTACCAATACCAATACTGGAGATAATCTATCAAGCGCCACATATAGTTATGCTACAACTAATGGTAATTATGCTGTTAGAAATGTAGCTATAAATACATATTTTAAGATTAATTCTGGAATAACAAATAGTGGTAGTAGTATTGGTATAGCTAATAATAATCTACGTAATTATGCATTAACCAATGATATTGGCACATTAACTTCATTATATGGTATATATAATCAATATGGTCATTATAATACTTCTGCTGTTTCGCCAGTAACTACAACGGCAATTGGAATACAACATATACTATGGAGAGCCGCTGGAACAATAACAAATGCTTTTGATATTTATTGTAGCGATGCTAGTTCTGGCGCTACAGTTACTAACAGATGGGGTATATATGTAGAACATACTGGTAAAAATTATTTTGGTGGTAATACTGGCATTGGTGTATCGCCAACATATCGTTTTGAGGTAAGAGGATCTGGAGCTACTAGTTCAACAGTTTCTTTTTATGTTTCGAACAGTAGTGGCACAGCTCTTTTATATACAAGAGATGACGGAGCCATAAATACTGGAACAGCATCAGTTTCTCCATATAATAATCTAACATCTACTGCTGCTAATGTGGTAGTTGGTAGTGATGGATTTTTATATAGATCAACATCATCACTAAGATATAAAACCAACATAAATGATGCCACTCATGGACTAAATGAAGTTTTACAATTAAGAAGTGTAACATTTAAAAGCCATAACGATGGAGACAAAATATTTGGTGGTTTAATTGCCGAAGAAGTAGATGAAATAGGATTAACAGAATTTGTACAATATGATAATCAAAATAGGCCAGATGCTATACATTATAGCAATATGGTTTCACTTTTGATTAAAGCTATACAAGAACAACAAATTATGATCAATAACTTAAAAGACCGTTTATCCATTCTAGAGGGAAATTAATATGTTACCAGTTTTAAGTCCAGCAATAGTATCCACAGTTCCAGCAAAAACATATGATAAATTATGGGTTGAAGAAATAATTATTAGTGCGGGAACTTTGGGCGGTGAGGCTACCGCTAGAGTTCGTTTGAAAAAATTTGGAGTATTTGATGGTGTGGCAGAATATATGCCCGGCGATAATGGAACTTGGTTAGTTATTGATAATTTATTAAGTAAAAGTGAACAAGATAGTGACCTTGCAAATATAGTGCAATCATTACTATTATATATAGGAAAAGCCGGGGCAGAACAGGGTGTTATTGCTCCAATTAACAGTCCAGAATAAGGGGAAAAATCATGGAATTAAATCAAGGCGATATTCAGAATCTAATGGTGGTTATTGATCTTGCTACTCAAAGGGGCGTTTTTAAGGCCAGTGATTTGGTAGCGATTGGTCAACTTTATGAAAAACTAAGTGGTATTAATAAGAATTTAACAGAACAGAATAAAGATAAAACTACTAGTTAAGGATATCTATGGTTAAAATATTAAATTATGCACAAAATATTACCAGAAGCAGTAATGATAATCTATTAATAAACGGCAATTTTGACGTTTGGCAAAGAGGATCTCCATTTTTTGCTGGTGGATTTACCGCAGACAGATGGTATATGATTAGTAATGGAGGTAATCAAGCTTCACGATTAGCTGGCAATATTGGGTTGGACAACGCATCTAATTGTATAAGACTAAAAACACTATCTTCAGGATCGTATCCGGTTTTGAGTCAAGCTATTGATAGTGATACTACACTAGATATTAGGGGCAAAACTCTAACATTTAGTTTTTATGCTAAAAAACCTTCTGATAGCAATTGGAGTGGTCCGGTATATGGTAACGTATATTATAGTCCTAATTTTGATAACATAAGCAATGGTAAAATAGAGATTATAGATGCTAAATTTAGTGGTTCTTTAACTTCCGCCGATACTTGGACACTGTTTAAAAATTCTTTTAGTGTTCCGACCAATGCTTCTACATTATTGGTAGAAATATATCCTAGTGGTGGATTAGCTAATAATTCTATTATTGATATAGGTAGAGCTAAATTGGAAATTGGTAATGTTGTGAGTAATTTTAAGCCTATTACGTATAATGAAGAATTAACTAAATGCAAAAGATTTTACCAAAAAGTTGATGCTACTCTAAAAGCTGGCACCGGAGCTGGTAAAAGTAGTAGAAAATTTGGAATCAACATACCGTTACCTGTACCACCACGATCATCTAATCCAAAAATTAGTATATCTCAAAATAATAATATTTTAATAGATAGTTTTAGTGCAAGTATTACCGAAAACTCTTATCTTAATCTTGTTGCTGATACCAAAAATCTATATTCTGAACTAAATTTACAACTAATTATTGATGATGAAATTCTTTATGGTAAAGAACCAGGAGTTATTAATAGCGCTAGTATTATAAGAGGTAGTGGTAAAGTTGATATCGATTGGAATGCCCCAACTAATAGTGATACAACAATAAGCTATGCTATACTATATGGTAATACTCCGAATAATATTATTAATATAGCTACTTTTAGTGATTCATCAGGATCAATAACGGGCTTAAGTGATAGTAGTCCATATTACTTTAAATTATATAGTGTTAATTCCTATGGCCAATCACCACTATCTAATATTTTTGAGGTTGCTCCGGCTTATAATGTTCCTTCTGGATTAACATCATTAATAGGAGTTTGGGGATTTGACACAACCTATCTATCTTGGGATGGACCAAATAATAATGGAGGATCACCAGTAACAGGATATCGAATAGATCGATCAATGTATAGTAATTTTCCTGATGTTGAGGATGTTCCAAACTATAATTCTACTTTTTATGTTTCTGGTTCATTAAGAAACTTTAATATTAGCAAGTTTAATCCCGAATTAACAACTACTGGTAATTATTATTTTAGAGTAGCAGCAATGAATTTGGCCGGTACTGGCACTCCATCATCTTTCACACTAAGAAAAACAACACCGTCCGCTCCCACAGGATTATCATCTCTTGTTGGTAATGCTTCTGTTACTCTTAATTATTTACCACCCAGTGGTAATGGTGGATTAATAATAGATCATGTTAGTGTTGAAAAAAGCTCATCAAGTTCTTTCGCCTCAACAACCGGCTCTTTGCATGTGGCAAATTATCAGCCAATTACTCTGAGTGGCTTAACAAATAGTGTTAATTACTATTTTAGAATGAGAGCATATAATGCTTCTGGATATGGACCATATTCATCAACAATATTAGCTATGCCAAACAAGCCCGTTACTGTTCCTAATGCTCCTCAAACTATTAGTGCTTCATGGGTAGATGACGATACTGTTCAAGTATTAATGTCGGCCCCAACAGATGACGGCGGAACCCCTATAATAAATTATACCGTATATTCATCATCCGGATCAGCATTTGCTACAAATTTAACAACTAGTATAACACAAAACAGCATTCCTAATATAAGTTTTGATGTACCAATAACTGGTAATTATAATACTTTTTATTTTAGAGCTAAAGCTAATAATAGTGTTGGCTCTAGTACGTATAGTCCTACTGGTTCGTTAGCTAAACAAAGTCCAAATGCTCCAACATTAACCAATATTTTACCAGGAGACGCATCTGCTACGCTATTATATTCTCAACCCATATCAAGAGGATCAGCAATAACCGGTTATCTTATTGATTATAGCACAAGTAGTAATTTCTCTTCTAGTACCACTACAACATCAACAACTCTTAGTAAAGTTATTACAGGATTAACTAATAATACTCTTTACTATAGTAGAGTAAGAGCAGCTAATATTATTGGTACTGGTAGTTATTCTAACATAATCAGTTTTATACCAGTAAGTCCTTATTCTGCACCCACAGCCCCGACTAATCTTACGGTTGGAGAATTAAATTACGGTTCTGTCTCAAACCCTTTACCTATAAATACTTCAAGTTTTTATGGTTATACACTATATGCTGGATGGATATATTCGGTAATAATAAATAATTCTTATCAAACTGCTAATTTTAATTATGGAAACACAGCATTTACTGGACAAGTTTATGGATCTAATCCATATATGAGTTTTTCTGATTTTAGACGAGCAGCTGTTCATGCTGGAGTATTTTCATCATTATCTTCTACTGGAATATTGTATATTTATGGTGGTATCATTAATGACTTTTTGGTTGGTTCTACTAAAAATAATATATCTTCATTAAATTCATTATCAACAATATCTCTACAACAAACATTTAATATTATTGGAGCATCAACTAATACTGGATGTTATTATACTAAAGGAAATGTTGCTGGAGTTACTACTAATACTCATTCTCCAATATTAAACTGGTCTGGACCGTCTAATAATGGAGGATTACCTATTACGGGTTATGAAATTCAATATGCTGCCAACAGTTCATTCTCTAGTCAATTAACAACATTATCTGTTCCTGGTAAACTTAATTATCATACTCAATGTATATCTCATAGTGGAGTAGATTTATATGCTAGAATAAGAGCATATAATGCTACTGGCGTATCTCCATGGTCAGATACTGCCTTTATACTAGGCAAAGGTTTAGGCGCTCCACAACCACCAACTTCTGTAACAGCAGCAGCAATTGGAACAACAGGGATATTTTTATCTTGGTCAGCTCCTAGCAATCCTATTGGCAGTGGTTTTGATAGTCCATCGAATATTACTTATCGTTTACAATATTGGAACCAGACTACTCCAACAGTTCAAACGGCAATTAATTATAGTGGAGTAACATCAGCAGCAGTTCCTATTAATGGACCAGGTACATATACACTACAATTACAAACAAAAAATAGTATTTATTTTAGTAATAGTAATAATACTGTATTAATTGTTACGGCAAACACTTCTACTCCAACAACTTGGACTTTATCTACTAGTACTCCTTGTTGTGGTACCGCTACTCCTGATATTTTAGTATCTAAATTAAGAGATAATCTTAATGAAAATGGTAGTACTTTTAGCAGTTGTGCTGGACCTAGTGGTCTTGCTTTTATAACTGCTGATTTTGGAGGAGTTAAAAAAGTAACAAATATTTCTATTCGTCCACATTATTTCTATGGACCATACTATTTAAATCATACCTTATTAGAAGGTAGTGTGGATGGTATTAATTGGACTACTATTTGGAATTTTGGAAACTACACAGGTTCTGCATCTATTTTTACTGATAATACAACCACACAAACCACAAGCGGTGGCTGGATGAATTTTAGATATATTAGATTAAAATCTGGTAATGTAGGATGTATAGATTTATCGGAATTTAAATTCTCATGATATGTAACTATGCCAATATATACGACTATTGCTGTAATAAATATTCATATGCATATGCTAGCTTTATCACTAATAATAATTATGTAATAGCAAATACTGGATACGATGGATCAGTTTACCGAACAGACAAAACTACTAATGAAACAGTTTTATTACAACCTAATTCATCATTACAAATAAAAACTTGCGACCTTAATGACGAAAGTCCTGAGCTTAATGCGTGGGAATGTTACTTATGGTATAAAAATAATAATTGCGGATTAGTTAGTGATCCTCCGTTAGAAGATTACCAATTAGCTCAGATTGATCTTATTAATAGTAACTATGATAGTGCTCTAGATAATGGTTTATTAATCACAATATCTAATTTTGCTACTAATATTAGTTTATCAGTAAACGGAGCATATTCTAACACTACCATTTCTGAAACTACAAATTTTAGTATAGTATTACCAGCAAAAAAAGATGACGTTATTAACTTTAGCAATATACTATCACTAGCCACACTACTAAATGCTAATGATGATTCGTCTCCGTTGCCACCATTGATAGACTACTATAATAATGCTCATTTTTTAAACTATTATAATCTAACCAATATTTTATCTAACTATTTTAATAAACTAAAGTCTTATAAGATCATAAAAGATAACTTGATAAATAATATATTAAACTCTAGCACAATATCTGATATTCAAAAACAAACTTTTGCTCCGTCTTACACATCAACCTTAACTTCTGATAAAAATACAAACTTATCAAGTAAAAATAGTATTATTGTTAAATTTAGTTCATTAAGTTGTGAAGAAAAAGAAAAATTGTGCGATCCTCCATGCGATCCAACTAATTGCCAAAGTTGCGTGGATGGAGAGTGTGTGAGTAATTGCTCAGAAGGACAGTGTTGTAGTAATGGAGTATGTGTAGAAGAATGTGATCGAACAGTTTGTACAGATAGCGGTACATGTAGCGAAATATCTTGCGATGACTGTGACTGTCCAATAGGATACGATTGTGTCTTTTCTGGTTTAACATTTGCATGTATTAAATACTACGAGGTTCCAGACAATGTTGATAATTGTCAAGATTATCTAGGTTCTCCATCCTATAATTGGACAGGACCCACCACACAAAATGGTACATGCGTTAATGGGCAATGTGAGTACTAATTATGATATGTAACTATCAAAATATAACTGATTATTGTTTAAATAAGTTTACTTATCAGTATGCTAGTGTTCCCACAGCAACTAGTGGAGATTTAATTACCAGTGTTATTCGCACAGATAAAGATTCTGGTGAAATTATAACTATTGGTCCAAATACTGAGCTATATGTTTTACCATGCGATAGCAATGATTTAGTAGAAGTAATATCAGTATGGGAATGTTATCAAATTTTTGTTAATAATAATAATCTAGTTAATAAAGTAGACACAAGTATTATTAAAAATAATAAACAAGCAGAAATTACTAATAATTATGATCTTAATCTTCAAGATAGTATAAGTATAAATTTAAATAATTTTAATACCATAATGCTAGACAGCTCTACTGAAAATCAAATTCATCTTGGCAACATATTTTGTTTAGCTAATATACTATACAACGAAGATGTTAATAGTGTTATGCCATATATATTAGACATTAATAATATAGCCTATTATTTTAGCTATAATGATTTAAAAAGCTTGCTAAAAACTTATTTTTATAAAGTAGCTAAAGTTAAAAATATAAAAGATGATTTGTTGTTTCAAGTATCATCAGATACTAATAGTGAAGATATAAATAGTAAATCGTTGTGTAAAAATAAAGTAGCAGTTAATATATTTAAGGAAAATAAAACTATTGATATTTCAACATATAAAAATCCAATACTAGTTAGTTTACCACCAGAAATTTGTGATCCTCCGTGTGATCCAGCTAATTGCCAAAGTTGCGTGGATGGAGAGTGTGTGAGTAATTGCTCAGAAGAACAGTGCTGTAACGACGGCGTATGCGGGGAGTGCTCGGAGCCATGTGAGACAGACGCAGACTGCGGCATCTGTCGCTGTTGCGTAAACGGCTTTTGCCAGGACCCCGGAGGTGTTGAACTGTTTACTTTTGAGCCAGGAGGCGCAAACGTATGTCCTGATGGGCGTGACTACGCAGGCGGTCCGGAAGGCACTTCGGATTACTACTGTTGCGTTGGCAACGGTAGAGCGTTGAATCCATTCCTGTGCCCTGGTGCTTGTTGCCCGTGAAGTACCCGATATCTTTGATTTGTAAGGTTTTATATGATATGTAACTATCAAAATATAAATGACTACTGCTTAAACCAATACTCTTATCAATTTATTGGTACAATATCTAATAATGGAGTGGTATCCATAGACAAATCGGAAACTGCTCCAGTATTACGTACTGATAAAACTACTGGAGAAAATAAAGTTATCTCACAGTTTTCTAGCAATATCATCAAACCGTGCTCTAGCACAGACGACAACGAAAGTACGACAGAATGGGAATGTTACATTATATATAGATACATAGGAAGCGGATATATTAGTGATCCTCCACTAGATACCTTAAAAAATGCCCAAATAGATATTATTAATAACTCTTATGATAGTTCTTTAGATGAAGGTATTTTAGTAAATATTAATAATACAAATGTTATATTAGGATCAACCATCGAAGATCAGATATACTATCAAAGTATTTTAAATTATTCTCAAGCACTATACGACGACGACTCTGATGCTGTTATGCCATCTTTTAGTGATTCTCAAAATAAAGTATATTCAGTATCATATAATACTTTAGTTTCTATTTTTAAAACCTACTTTAATAAAGTAATATATTACAAAAATCTCAAAGAATCTCTAGTCTCTCAATGCTTAAATTGTAACACATTATCAGATATAGAAACTTTAAATTGGTGCGATACTAAGGTTTTGATTAGTAATATACAATCTACAAAAATAGTAACTAATGTAGAAAAAACTAGCGTTCAGAATTGTGAAGATATCGCGATTAGTGGACCACTGTGTGATCCTCCGTGCGATCCGGACAGTTGTGAAAGTTGTGTGAATGGAGAATGTGTTAGCTATTGTTCAGAAGGAGAGTGTTGTATTAATGGAGAGTGTACAATAAATAGTTCTTGTTATTATTGTTACCATGAAACCGGAGCACCTGATGCAGCAACTTGCTATAGCTTATATTCTGTGCCCGGACTAGAATTTTTGTTTTGTCCTCCATCACCAGAATCTCCTCCTGGAAGTTATGGAGACTGTCATATGTGGGTACTCGGAGACGCGTCATTAACTACACAACAAGATAGAGATAATTACTGTACATATGATTCCGGTATTCCATCAATACCTACATCTGGTAATTGTAATACAGGATCTTGTGTATTTGACGTTAGTAATTTATGTTAATTAGATCTTATAATTAAATTTTTTAGCATCAGGTTCCCACCAATTTTTTAATTTTTCTATCATTTCAACCGTTAATACATCTTGATATTTTGGGGTGCTAGAGCCCATACCCGGATCAAACTGATTACTACTTAATAGTTGTCCTTTATGTTGTAATATTTTAAGATTAATCAAATGATCTTCTAAAAATTCATTTTTAATAATATAATCATATTCTAGATCTTTAATAATATCACATTGATTAGATCTATAAAAATAAAATTCATACCATTCATTTGCTACAGCATCAACAAAGTGTTTTAGTTGTGTTACTGGTTGAAAAGTCATTACTTGTTCTTTTGCCATATGAGCCCATAAACTCACCAATCTTTGTAGCGGATGTCTCACCACAACAACCACCTTCCACTTGAAGGGTGCTTGTGGTAAAATTATTGAATGATGATCATAATATTTTGGATCATTTCCGCTAGGTCCAATACAGAAAACTCCTCTATAAGGAACTCTACACAACGTTTCAAATAGTGCGGTACTACCGGTTTTTGGTAAAGTAATAATTGCGGTTTGTTGAGCATATAATAATATCATGATAATATTCTTATATTTTTACGTTTTTCCCATAATGAATGTACAACACTATCGGTATATGTGGCTTTATTCATTAGTTTCATTAGTATCTGAGTTAAATCTTCTTCCCCATTAATACGATCTCTATATAATATACACCCTTGTATAGCAGACTTTATACAGTTGTCAAATATCTTACAAATGGTCTGATTGTGCTCGCTCTTTTTTCGAATAGCTTCTCCACCCCATCCTACCATCGGCCCAAGATCCGGAGCAATATTAAATTTTTCTAAAATTGTGCCACAACAACACTTTAAACCATTTTTAGAAGCTAATCTATTATGATTAAATCTGGTATTTTCTAATGTTTCTGGAAATATTCTATCAAAACACATTATAAAATTTTGCACATTAATATTTTTAATATTATTATCAGCATGTTCAGTAACGAATAATATTTTTTGCTCCACGCCCTGTTGTTTAAAAAAATGTCCGGAACTATATCCTGTTCCGTGTAGATCCACAATTGTTTTATTATTAGTTGTATTTAATACATATTCTTTATATTCGTCACTATATGGATAATAGTAACTATTTCTACAAGACTCCAAAACTGGCACATTAGTATCAAAAATACTATCATATATTTGTTTCCAAAAATAACAATCTCTATAAGAAAAAACTATATTTTTAGGTAATAAATAACTACTATTAATAAGTAAGGGAATATTATATGATGCTTGCTCTGTCCATAATATGTACTCATCAAATCTGGATGTGTTAATGGGTTGATCAATCCATTGTGCAGATATATCTTTTTTATTATATTCGTTTAGTACAGTGATACTGTTTTGATTTTTATACAGATAATAGGTCGTCTCTGAAAAAGTATCCTCTAATATAATTTTTTCACTATTTTCATTAAGTTGATTTAATAAAGATATTTCTCCATTTTTTTCTAGAATCCAATAAACACCATAACAGCGGCTCAATGATCCATTATCAAATATTATTTCTTTATATGGAATAAAATATGGATTGGATAATCTAATATATTTAATCCAATATGCTAAATAGGGGGAATATCTCTCTATAATTTTTTCAGTATTTGTTAAATAAGAAGATCCATAATATATAGTATTTATTCCATAATTTCTTGGAGTAATAACATCAGAATGAATACTATCTCCTATATGAAACTTAATATCATACTTTTCTCTTAGTTCATTCCATATGCTACCATTTGCTTTTCTTCCATATGTGGAATATACTTTTACGTCCTTGTCTAAACCATGATATCTTAAAATATCTAAAATTTCTTCTGATGATAAATACATATCAGAAACGATAATATCACCATCTTTTATTCTATTAAAATTTTCTTTTATAGGATAACTATATTTTTTTTCTAGTTCTAATTCTAGTAAGCTGTCATGGCCCGATAAATGTTCGTATATTCCTTGTAAAGTTTTATTACTAGTTATTTTTTCAGCACGGATTCTTTTTTGCACAAAATCACTATCGTTTGTATAGTGTGCTATAAGTTCAAAAATACTTTTTGGATAATGATAATATCTTGATATTAAAGTATCAAAACAATCCCACGAAACTATCATAAAAAGTTGCCTCTTGTAATTTTACTACTACTATATAGTAGTCTATTTATAGGAGATAGCAAATGAATTTAGATCATGAAATTACTATTCAACCACCACCTTTTACAGATAATAATGGTAAATTAGTAGAACCAAAACCATTAGTTTTTAATAGTCTAAATGTAAGTTATATTGATAATCCATCTTCAAAAACAGTATTTGCACATATTCAAAATATACCGAATAGGATTTTGTTATTAAGTCCAACAGAATATGAAACTTTTGGTGATTATACTCAAAATCAGATAGAAAATAAATTACGAGAAAAATTAGGTGAAAATATAGCTAGTACTTTACGATCATTATTTCCTCAAACACTAGAAGAAAATCCTAATGGTCCTGGTACTATTCTTGCCGGAATGTTTAGTTCTTTAGGTATCAAAACCAGCCCAACGTGTTCGTGCAAGAGACATGCATTAGAAATGAATAGAAACGGTGTTGATTGGTGCGAACAAAATATATCTACTATTGTTGGTTGGCTAAAGGAAGAAAGCTCCAAGCGCAAAATTCCTTTTGTAGAAAGTTTAGCTATTTTAGTTGTTAAAAGAGCAATTCGTAAATCAAAACAAGCCACATATTCTGTTCAAAAATAAATATTATCAATTTAACCTGTTGCTTTTTTGGAGACTAAAGGTGTATAATTCTTTTAGTTCTAAATAGATATGGCTATATTTTCATTAGGATGCCATTATGCCAGCAGCAGACTATAATTTTCAAATAGAAAAAGGTACTAGTTTTTATATATCATTTGATTATAAAAGCGATGATGGCACTCCAATAAATTTAACCAATTGGTGCGCTAGATTACGATGGTCCGATAGCAATAATACTACAAAAACTTTTACAACAAATACAACAAACTCCGAATATCAATTTACAATTGATCCATTAATTGGTCGATTAATTTATAGACTTCCAGCTAGCACAACAGCGGCATTTACTTTTACTAGCGCTAATTATGATTTAGAACTTCAAGAACCTAACGATCTGTATGATGGTGGCGGTAAAAAAGTCTTTAGAATATTAAAAGGTGTTATTACTCTAGTCACAAGGAATGTACCCGGAGACGATGCGTTCTCATGCTCATACGATCCACAGGACCCATGCAACACATGCTAATATCATATGACTATAGTAAATATACTAGAAGATTCTAATAATCCTAATAAATACCTTATTATTAGTAGTCAGGACGGAACTAGCGAAAGCATTGTAACTACTAATGTTTTTGTAACCAGTACTTCTAATAATAGATTAGATCTTATAGAAATTACTAAGATTCCAGGAGATAAAGGCGATAAGGGAGACAAAGGAGATATAGGACCACCGGGACAAGATGGTCTAGTATTCACAGTTTTGCCGGTATCTAGCGGAGGTACTAGTAACACATCTTTTATAACAGATAAAGTTATATATTATGATGGTACTCAATTAGTAAGTTCTGATTTAGATATTAATAGTATTCAAACAGATATTATTAGTAATATTAATGCTGGTAATGGCTTATCTAAAGTACAAAATGGAGATGAGGTTACTCTTAATACTAATTTGGGTAATGGATTAACAATAGTTGGAGATAATCAAATAGGCGTCGATACCAATGTTGTTATTACCAAATCCACTTTTGATTTATCTAATACTAGTTTTTATCAAGGTATTTTACCAATAGCTTATGGTGGTACAAATAATACATTTTTTGGCCTCAATTCTTTGATTTACTACGATGGATCAAAGTTAGCCACATATCCTATACCAACCGGAGGTATTGTTCATAGTGGACAACAAATTAATATTATTGCCGGGTCGGGATTAGTAGGTGGCGGAGATATAACTCTTCCAAATGGCTCTGTGGTTATTAAACTACAAAATTCTGATGATATTACCGTTTTTGATGATCGTATAGAACTGTCTGAAATTATTACAACTGGCACATTTACTAAAGTTAATGTTAATAGTAAAGGCAGGGTTATTGGTGGCTCAAATATTACATTAAATGATGTGGTTACAGCACTTGGTGGAATGCCCTGGACATCTTCAACAGATGGTTCTGGATCAGGAATGGATGCTGATTTATTAGATGGTCAGCACGGATCTTTTTATAGAGATGCTGCTAATATTAGCGGAACAATATCCACTGGAGTATTACCAAATATAGTATCTCCAGCAACCGCATCTAAAGTTCAATTTAATGCTAAAGGATTAATTATAGGTACAGATTTTCTTACTGATACTGAGATTACAGATGCTTTGGGATATGTCCCATTTGATGAGAGTGGCGGTACTATTTTCAGTAATGTAGAAATATTAGGAAATTTAATAGCTGATAGCGCTACTTTTGATAATAATACTATAACTATTGGATCACCTACTAATACTAATGATATTAGAGGTATAAGATTCAGATACAATGACGTTCCCGCTAAACATGCAGTATTAGCTTATTATCCAGCAGAAGGATTATTCCGTATCTCTGCTGAAAGTCCAGGTACTAGTGGCATAATACTCACACAAGAAAAAGCAGACTCTAAATATGTTGCTGTTACTGGCGAACAACAAATTAGTGGAATAAAAACATTTCTGGATAACTTAAATGTTTATTCAAGAATAATTATCAGAAATCCTTATCCTGAGCTTTCTCCTTTAGATATTGGATCTAATTCTACTCTAGTACAGTTTTTAAATGCGGATCTATTGGATGGTCAACATATATCTTATTATAGAAATGCCGTAAATCTAACAGGAATATTAAATACTGGTGTTATTATTCCTCATATTCAAAATAGAGCAACAGTAACATATTCAAATATTAATAATCCAGATGATGGTTTTGTAGAATATTTTCCTGTTTTTCATAGGCCATCTTCTGGTCATCCTATGGTATTAAGATCGAGTAATGTATATCATACTGGATATAATATACATATGAAAGATAGTAGTTTATCTGTTGGCTTCAATATATTAGATGATAATATTTCTAATTCTTTAGTTGTAGGAACTAATAATAGCGGTTCTGCTTTAGCAACAAATAGTTTAGCAGTTGGTAGTCAAAATATTATTTCTGGAGAAAATTCTATAGCATTAAACTATAGAAGCTCTGCTGGTACTTCTAATAGTATTGCTCTAGGTAGATATGGAGAAACATGGCTGGATGACCAAATATCTATTGGTGGATTCAAAAATTTTAATGTTGGTCAAGACAACATACCAAGAAAAGATTCTCATGGACAATTATCTTATATACCATTGAAATATCACGGAGAAGCTGGTGGATATGTTAATATTTTAAGTTTTACTCTACCAGAAAATAAAACATTAGAATATGAAGCTAGTTTATTATTTACTAAACAAATTAATACTGGAGTAGCTTCATTTAATATTAGTCCTGGTATAGTTAAAAATTATGGATACAGAGATCCATCTCGCGGATATGCTGCATATAAAAAAGCTACTATGGTAACGCATCATAATGTTACCGAAGTCTATAATAATTCTCAAGAAAGAATATATAATTTGGCTGTTGAATTAGATAACTCATACGATGCAAACTTTAAAGCTAATGATTTGGAAGTAACTGCCAAGCCATATCAGTACAATACTCTTGATATACAGTCTTATGGAACCCCAATTGTTATAACTCCTAAGTCTGATCATAGTAGTAAATTAAAAGTTACAAGAGGCTCTTCTGATTTAGAAGATACATATCGAGATAATTATGTTATTAAAATAGAACCATATAATAGATCTCCATATAATACTGGTGCTCCTATTACTTTAGGACGTAATATTAATCATATTACAGAATGTTTATATTACAGACCTTCTGGCAGTACAACTGGTATTATCAAGTTTAGCAATCATGGATTTTCACCAAGTTGTCCATTTGAAATATCTCAATATATTGGTACTGGAAATATTAAAATATTAGCAAGAAAAGATAGTGTTTTTGATTTTGGACTACCTACTATTCAAAAAACTGGTACTACAATAAATTCGTTTTATAAAGAAAATAATTCTAATAATGAAATAATATATCGTACCTATATAGATAAAAATATTTTTGGTACTATTACTGGTACAGTATCTTTTGATATATATAAAACTAGTGGCGTTTCCTCTTCTGATCCTTTGTTACCCCCAGTTAAACTAACAGGATCTTATGATTGGAATCCAATATTTTCTGGTACCCATTCTGTTTATGAAACTACATTATCATTTAATTTTAAAGCAACTTCTCTACAGCTATCTAATAAAAATTGGTCTGATTTAGATAATCAAAAGATTAGTTTGAGTATTGTTAAAAATAATAGTGCCAATTGGACCACTTATGGATTATCAAATAATATTACGGCATATATCCATCCACACCTAGGCTTATTAGAATTTGATCTTAATGCTACTTTACCATTATCTGGACCCAATATTTATTTGTATACATCGGAGCCTGTTTATCCAGATTTTTATGGACAGCCCGTATATTTTTATCCAGGTTACTACATAAATGATACCACAGCATCTATAAATATAGAACCATACTCTTATATAAATTATATATATGATAACTTTAAATATATAGATTCTAATACTTTGGGCTTTGAACAGAAACAACTATGTTACACAACCGGTACGGATATGATTCTTATCTCTTATCCTTCGATTCTAAAACATAGAACCAATCTGATAGCAGACGAAAATGAGCCTTTATTTCTACAAATTGGCGACAGTATTAAAATAAATAATACAAACGATACTATTACTAATATTTATATAGATAATAGTGGTCAAAAACATTATTCTGTATCTAATTCTTATAGCGCTAATACAGGATATGTTTATTTAACAAGTTCTATTTCTGGAGTAGGTTTTTCTAGTCAAAGATCTTTTAATAGCATAACAGGATCTTATACTTTTTCTAGATCATCTAATAGTGATTACTCTAGTACTCTAGAAGGCCAGACTTTTGCACCATTAATAAGTTTGCCTATTCCTGGATGTGTTATTAATGAACCACCATTTTATAGTCCAAACTGTTTATATTCTGTACCAACAGGATATAATTTTACTTTTACATTTAATAGTGGATTATATCCAAATGGTCAAGATTATTTATCTAGTAATGTATGGTCTTCTTTTAGTTCAAATGCTCTAATAGTATCTTCTTCGATAATTCTTTCTTCTGGGCAAAATTATGTAGATTTACCACCACTTTTAGTTCCAAATGGATTTTTAAACAGTACCGGAGTTAATGTTGCTAAATACTCATCATCTATTTTTGATTTTAGACTAAATAATTTAAGAATGTCAGACTCCACATATAAGATTAGATATAGTGGGTATGATCCAAATAATAATACAGGAATAAATAGTACATTTAATGGCTTACCGGCAATATTAATTAGTGGAGACTATAATAGATTTTATTTTGATACTGCTAGTACCGGGAATGAAATTTTTGCATATAAATTTTTAACTATTTTAGATAGCAATAATCAACACTATATTTCCAATACCTTTAGATCTCAAATTAATAATACTAATCCAACTATAGACAATTATGGAAATAAATTAATAAGATGTTCTGATTGGGGATTATTATCAGACTCAAGATGGACGGGTGAAGTAGAGTGTAATAACTTTAATCTTGACTTTAGTGTTTCGTTGCCTCTTGATCTTAATAATAACTTTATAGAAAATTTTACACAAAATACCAGTACAACAGGAACATTTATTATAGCCTCTGGAACTGGACTAATTTTACCAGCAGATACTGGCACTTGGACAGCTTATGGTTTATCTGGTATAAATAATATATATGGAGATATTGTTTTATATCTAAAATGTAGAGAAAATTATAATTATACAAATTTTAGTGGCGTTTTATCAACAGGTCAATTAGCCCAGCAATCAATATATAATCGTGGATTTACAGTAACTGAAATTTATCCAGAAATAGACTGTAATATTTATTCTGCTAATGGTACAAATACTGGAATATTTTCTATCTCTCTAAGTAATAAGCAAAATTATCATACACTAACAGTAAATTATCCTGACACATATCTAGATTATTTTAGACTACTACAATCATCGAATACTATAGATATACATAATAATCTAAACTTATCTTTTGCGTTATTAAATGGATCAAATACCACTATAGTTTCTGGTATATTTTTACCAAATACACAATGCAATAAACATATCATAAACAAACCTTTTAGTAAAATTTATAATGTTAACTCGAATACTTTTAATATTGCTGTTGTTAGCGGCTATATACCATCTGGATTACCAAGTTCAGGACCAATTATATTAACTATTCCAAAAATTTATGATTTGGTTCCATCAGATCAGATGCCTAGCTATCACACAGAATCTAGGGGAGTATTTGACTTTTCTTCCAGCAATGCAATCTTATCTAATGGTATTTATACCATAGAAAAACTAGATGATTATAATATATATTTATATGATTTCCCCAGATCTTTCGTCACAGGAGCTGATAGCGGAGAAAGTACTATTAGATATAATAATATAGGATTTAATATTACAGATGATAAGTTTAGTTTGTGGGGTAAAAATTTTGCTGGCGACACTATATTACATCCGTGGAGAGATGTGCCAACATTTGTTTCGGATTCTCCTGGCATTTGCGAATCTGGGAAATTATGTATTAGATTTTCTGGTATTCCAAATTATTTTCAAGAAAAAGATAATTTTTGGGTAGATATTATTCCAGATATTTATCCTCAATCTACAGGACTAGTATATGCTACGGGATATTATGTAACTGGATTAAGCGGAATTAATGATAGTACTGTTTATATAAGATGTACTGGAGCATCTTCTTTAGGCGTTGTACTGGGCATGAATATTTATTCAACAAATAATTGGACACCAAATAACTCTTACATATCCAGCTTAGTTAGTGGACAAGTTATAAAACTTAATACAAATATTACCAGCGCATCGCCCGGAATATATACTAATATACACTCTAATTCATTCGCATATCCGTATCTATTTGCTTTTAATAAAGAAACCTCCTCACAAAATGCTGAGACAGATATTCTAAGAGAAGCTTGGAGAACTTTCATTTCTGGAGCATATTCTATACATAGAGATGAGGTTGCGCCAACAGTTGTTAGTATTTTAACTAAAATTCCACCATTTTACTATAATGCTAATCATCCATATTATTCTGCATGGAATAGTTCTCAGGCCACTAGAGGAGTAAATGTTTGGAAAAATACTGGGTCTACTGGTATATCGATGATGATTACGGGTGTTGAAAATATTCAAACCGATAAAAATCCTAACTATGGCTATAGATTTGTAAATACATCGCCATCCATATCATTCCAACCATCTATCACAGGATACGGCACATCTGGCAACATAGCAAATACTGGAAATAATAGTAAATTTAGATTTGCTCTAGATGAACTTAATAAATATTTATGTGTTACTAGTATAAGTGGCATACATAGACCAACACTATCTTCTGGGCTTTTGGGTGCAAATGTTAATTTCCTTTCTGCATCAGATTGGACTATGAATAGTTCAAAAACAGAAAATACTAATTTATTAGTAAAAGATATAGATAATTTTACACTATTAGGCATAGATACTATTTCATTAAATAATACCCATAACGTAATTTACAATTCTGGAAATAATATTTTTATAGCATCAGGATTACCACAAAATAGTGGATTAAAATTTAGATTTGGTTTGTGTGGCGGAGCATCAATACCATCATTACCACCGGAAATTCAAGTTTTTGGTATTAATTCAAACTTTAACTATACAACAAAACATGTTTATGGTCTACCAACCGGAGATCAAGGATTATCTTCATATAGCAATCTCATTACTCCTTATAGTAATGTTTGGTATATTGATTTATATGTTAATGAGCTTAATAATATTCCTTCTTTTTCTTATAGTTTTAAAGATATACTTTACAATAAAGTAACCGGTATTATTTATAACAATAACCAAGCTGCGAATCATTATTATATTAATAATTTTACCACAACAACATATTCTAATGGAACTTTACCGTGGGTAGCTTCGTTTGATTTAGAAAATGTCAGTAGTGGTACTAACATAGGCATTAGTGGTGGTAGTGGAAACAATGTATTAATTCTAAGTAGTGGATTGGTATATAATCCTTATATTAGTAAGTGGCAAGGCTATATTTTTGGAAGTGGTACAGGTATAAATACCACATACAGCAATTTACCGGTTGGTATTACTGGCGCTATAAATCTAGTACATACTGGTAATTTATTAGTAACAGGAGTGAATGCTGCGTATTCTCCAAGAATTAGTAATCTTTTAGATACAATTAAATTTAGAAATACAGGATTAGATCCCATAGTGCTCTACTTTAATTACCAAAAAGCTATTGGAGAAATAGATAGTCCATCTATTCAATTAAGTAATTATCCATCTGGCGCCACTATTAGCACAAATAAAATATCAGATATTAATTTAAATGCTTTTGCTCAAGCAACGAACAAGGAATTATGGAAAATAACTATAGGTAATATTGGAGCCACAGGATATACTCTTAATGGAGTGGCTTCGTTGTCTCCATATATAGATAATTTTAGTAGTAAAATTATTTCTTATGATTTATTTGGTATAAGTAATGTATTATCTCCTGATCCTATTAATTTAACTAATACTAATTGGTTAATACAGTTAAGCGTTGATGGTGGAGGAGGACCAAATTATCCACCAAATATACAACTGTTCAACACCCCTTCTGTGTATCAAACCGGAACATTAGCTTATGACTATACTAATAGTCAATGGGATATATCTTTAATAGGTAAGATTGATGATTTACAAAGATATAATATCGCTACAGGATTATACAATATTCAAATATATGGCCGAGATACTACAGGATATGCAACCAGCAGTACTAGCTTCACTTATTTATGCAATCCAGAAATTCTAAATTTGAGAAAATGGTATGCTGTTAAAGATAAATCATATTTAATAAATTATGAAGTAAATAATTGTTGTAGAAATGAATACAATGTAAATTCTAATACTTTTATAACTGATCCAAATTTACCAACATCAGAAACTCTACTATATAAAAAATATAATCCACTAATTAATACTTATGAATTGAGATATTTAGGAGATGCACCAGTAGATAAATGGGGAGCTAGATTAGAAATTTCTAATATTGATACAGAATATGCTTATGATGCTGTTAATGCTAATACTTTTACCATAGATGTAAAGGGATTAGACTCTGATGTGATTAGTGTTGTTGGACTATTAAAACTTAAAGAACTAGAAACGATTAATTCTGATTATCCGCCAATAGATATTATTAATGTTAATCCAGAAGAGGATAAAACAAAAGCATTAACACAAGGAGATAACTGGTCTTTAAGCTTTAATGTTGTTGGTGGTTTATCTAATATTAATTTTCCTCCTACAATATTATTAAGCGGCTTACCATCTGTATGTAGTGGATATTTTCCTGATATTGAACCTAATGGTCCGCCATGTTTATCATCATTCTCTTTTAATAATAGTACATTACGTTGGACATTTAATTTTGCTGGACAAAGCAATTGTACAACTGGATTATATAATATTAGCATTAAAGCTTTTGACTCCACAGGAGAAGACACAGCATATACCAATCTATTCTTTGAACCATTACCGATACCTGGACCATCAGTTGTTTCTAAACTAACATCAAATTCTTTATTTCCTAACTGTTTGCCATTTTCTGGAGATATTCATGTTATTTCTCCAAGAAGAGGTTCTCCATGCCCATATATAACTGGTATTAAAGGATGGGAATTAATAGGTTCATTACCAAACGGTCTAGCTTTAGTATCAAACGAACTAGCTGGACTAAGTGCTCCTCATTACGTTGGTACTGGTATAGTTTCGATTACAGGAACAGCAACACAATTTGCTCCAGATAATGTTTATCCTGCGTTTATAATTAGAGCAACAGGATTTAATGATAAAACAGCTCAAACTGTTATTACTCTTAATAGTGCTGGAATAGTTCCTATCGATGAATATCCTCTTGGCTTTACTTTATATTTTCCACATTCTGGATATATGCTACCAACCTATAAACCGAATCCCAATGACACTCCACGAATAAGATCAGCGAATCAAAGTGTTTATAAACCATATCCTGGTACTGGAGCGATGATTTGTCGTAGTTCATTATCTGATAATAATTGTCCAATATATTATACTGGAATATATACTTTGCCAACATTTTCTATTACAGGATACGAAATAGCATCAATAAATAATCAAACAAACTTTTATGTGACAGGATCATATGGTTATATACCAGGATATCTAAGTGTATGGAAAAATAATACGCTGTTAACTAACAATACAGATTTTACTGCTACTGGAAGTCCATTAATAACTTTGTCTGTTTCTGTTAATCAAAATGATGAAATTAGATGGAGTGGATTAGCATCTACCGGAACTGGATTAATTATAGATTTTGGCACAGAATCCATTTCTAGTTCGAATGTATACAGTGTATTTGATTTTAATTTAACTAATAATAAGAATAATATTTATCAATTAATTAATATTAGTAATGAAGAATTTTTTGATGAAAAAACGCAACAATTCTACTATAAGTATGGTGGAGAATTATCTAATGTTTGCGATTCTAATCTACTCTTTTCTGGATTATCTCCAATATCTGGACATATACAACTTATGCCATTTGGCGTAGAGTCTATGAATATGCCAAACAGTTTTAATCTTAAAGGCGTTCCTGCATCAACTATGAACTGTAAAACATGCTTATTGGGTAATGGTGAGTTCGACACGTCTGGACCTAATCCTATACTTATTGGTAAAATGAGACCATCTATGATGTTAAATATTACAGGAAATATATATCCATTACAAGAATACGATTCAACAAATACTTGTATATCCAATAATTATTATATGGGTGGCGGCGTACAAAATCTGACCCTAATAAGCGGCGTATCTATAAGCTTACTACCAGGATTTTCTAGTGGAGAAATAGAGGAAATTTGCTATAAAAATTGTTATGAAAGTGGTGTTTCGTATCTTAGTGGCATAGTGGTACCAACTCCAGTAATAGAAATTACTGACCCGATACCTTATGTTCGTAATTCACAAAATGTAGCATATGCCCTAAGATGTTCTTTTGGCGACACTAGTGTAAAAAGAGATAATATACAAAACTATAGAGGGGTAGATATCAAATATTATATTAAACATTTAAATAGTGGATTATACTGGAATAATTCAGAAAATAAATTTGTATCTACAAAAACATTTTTTACACAATCTACAACAACGAATCTATCATTACCACAATCCATACCTTACTCAGCGCCAATTTTAACTAGTGGAGCGACATATGAACTATTTATGGAAAGAGCATCAGATGAATTTCCAACTGTAAATATTAATTCTTATCCGTATATGAGTAATGCTATTTATTGGATACATCAGGCAAATGACGGAAATTCCTATCCTGCAACATCATCAACATATCCTGGATTTATGCCTATTCGATATAATAGTGGTATATTTATTGAGACCGGAGTTCCATTTAGAATACCTGCTCAAATTATAGGTGGTAGTGGATCGTATCAACCAACAATAACCGGTTATTTAAGTCTTATTGATAGTAATACGGAAGTCTTGGATATTAATGGATTATCTCATAATCTAGCTGTTAGTACTAGTGGATCTATTGTTAATGATGGATTATGGAATATTCAAATTACTGGTAATATTACTGGATTATTAAATTCTTATTTATCAAATTATGACTTACATATAGATATTACAGAAAATATTTTAGCTCCATTTGGTAAAACTACTAATAATATTATTCCAGTAACCATGCTTAGTCCTTTGTCATTTGCTATAACTAGCGATGGAGGATCCACCGTTTCTGCGACAATCGGATCAGTATGGAGCATATCTTTTACTGTTACAGGTGGAAATAGGCCACCAAGATATCATACTAATACTACTCAATGGGCAATTGATAATGAGCCTATAGTAGAAATTGATGGCGAAATTTGTAATCATATATTTACTAAGTCTTATAATATGTCTAATAATACTTGGTCATATACTGTAACTTCTGCAAATATAGTTTTGGGCAATGAAATCCATACGATAAAATATATTGATAAAATGGGATATAGTATTTCTCAAGTTATTAACATACAAGTGTAATTATGGCTACAATTTTACCAACAGCACAACCCAATCATATTGTTAGCGTATTATCCTATAATCCTGTCGATACGGGAGTATTAATGGGAGTAGATCTTACTATAAGAGACTTATTGGGTAGTCAAGTATCTATTATAGAAACCACAAGAGGCTTGCAAGGATATACGGGACCAAGAGGTAGCGGATTTAGATATTTTACAGATAGCGATAATCCATTATCCTTTATTGAAGCAAGTGGAACATCTGATACTTTATTTATTAATTCTTCTGGTAATACTCAGATATTTTTTGATAATACTACAAAAACACTTACAATAGGATCAACCCCGCTAGATACTGGTAATATCCCATTTTCCATAGATGTTGGCGGAACGAATAATACAACTTATGATACCAATTATTTAATTTATTATGATGGCAACAAATTAACCAGCTCAACAGTAGACGAAACGATGATATCGAATTTTATGTCTACTGGAACAAGTTTGAAAATTGGTGACGGTACGAATGTTGTTATTTCTTACAATATGAAAGATAAGCTTAATATTGTCAGCTCAAGTGGTATTGAAATTATATATGATGATATTACTAATACTATTTCTATAGGCTCTAGCGGAACCAAAAAAACAATGTCTCCGTTAGTTTCTTCATTAATTTTCGGATAGGAGATACTTATGGCAGATCCAAATATTGTTGATACTACAATTGTTAAAGGTAAAACCGCTGTAATAGCTAATATAGCAACAACAGGTACCACATTATTAACTAATACCACAAGTAATTCTGTATATAAAATTGGAACATTAATTATTAGTAATATTGATGGCGTTGCTCCATATGATGTGAGCGTGAGTTTTGTGCGTAGTACTACTCCTTATAAACTTATTAGTACCGTATCTATTCCTCAAGATTCTAGTTTAGTAGTTATAAGTCGAGACACTAGTATATATTTACAAGAAAATGATACGCTACAAGCAACAGCAAGTTCTGGAAATGTACTACAAGCTATTTGTAGTTATGAGGAAATTTTATGAGATATACTAATGGTGGCTATATTGGCACCGGAATACTCCCACTATCATCTGGAGAATTTGATGGTATTTGGAGATATTATACTGATGTTACGAGAAATATTCGTAATAATAAATGGTGTGTAAGTACTGTTCCAGCCAATGCTAGAGTATCACCGTCTAGTGTTGTTGAAACTACCGGAACTTTAATCACTTTAAATTGTTTGTATGATGATGATCCTTATGGTTTTATAGAATCTTTTCAGTGGCAAATATCTTCTAATAATATTACTTGGTCTAATATTTCTGGCGCTATTTCTGGTTCTTATATTTTTACTATGACATCTGGTAACAATAACACATATTATAGATGTAAAATAGATAGAGCTTTTAAAAATGTTTTTAGCGTTTCGTCTTCAATATCTGTTGGTTTGAATACTATCACAATTAGTGATCATCCAGATGATACGACTGTATATGCCGGAGAACAAACTACATTTTATGTAATAGCAAGCGTAGATGGTGGAGCAACTATTAATTATCAGTGGCAAGTATCAACTAATGGTGGATCATCATGGTCTAATGCTCCGGGATCTTCTACTTCAGCATCATACAGCGTCACTCCTCCGTATAGTAGTAATGGATACTTATATCGATGTTATTTAACCGCTGCTGGCGCCACACCAGCAACATCAAATTCTGCAACATTAACAGTAAACGATAATTCTATTTATATTTATTATCAGCCAAGTCCAGGATATTGCTTATATTCTAGTCCTGTATTTTTCTATATTAGTGCATATATTTACTATGGATCTCCACTATCTTATCAGTGGTATAAATCGTCTTCACAAGGTGGTCCATTTACGGCCATTACGAACGATTCTGGGTTTAGTGGTGGGGATACTAGTTCTCTAACTATAGATTGTACTCAACAAACCAGTAATCTATATATTAAGTGTAAGGTGTATTGGAGTATAATAGAACAATATAGCGATACTGTTCTTTACGACGCTACCGTATACACGCCTCCGCCGCCATAAACTAGCGAGAATACCATGAATATATTTGATAGTGTGTTAACGCCACAATATAAACAAGTTTATAAAGATGCTATTGATAGTTTAATATCATCTAACGGTTTGGGTACTCAGTGTAAATTATCATATAACAGTAATATAACATCAGCTACAGATTGTAATAATTGTTTAATAGATCCTATATATAAAAAATCTATGGGCAAATATAATGGTTCTGGACCAAGAAGTTTTCCAGAAGGAGCCGTTTGTCCAGTGTGTAATGGGGCTGGATTTTTGGTTGTAAATAATAGTGAAACCATATATATGGCCGTACTAGTATCTGAAAAAAACTGGATAAATATAGGTCTTGATCCTGTTAAAATACCCCAAGGATCTTTACAAACTATTAGCAAGGCTGATACATTTAATAAAATTATGAATAGTTATTCTATGGCCATATCTGATCAAAATGGTACAAATAATAATTTATTATATGAAAGAGATAGTGATCCAACATATGTTGGTTTTGGTAATAATGATTATATCATTACAATGTGGAAAAGAATAATATGAAATATCATATTAATTTAGTAGAGTCTGATTCTACAATTAATAAATTAATTTTACAAAATTTATTGCCTTTAGTTAATAAGAAATTAGATGGTGCTATTACTCAAATTATTCGTCTTATTAATCTTGGATTAGAAAACTCTATACGAAACCAAAATGAATACGGCTCTTTAACTATGCCAAATGGTAAACTAAGAGCTGAATTTGGTATAAGCGATATTGGCTTAGTTGATGGTGCAATTAATGCTATTCTGGATAGTGTGTATGTACAAAGAAAGCCATTGAGAGCTTCTAAAAATGGATTAGTTGGTGGTTTTTTACTAGGATTTATGCCCAATAATGTGCTTTTGAGCGTAGCGGATCAGTTTAGTGTAATTACTGAAAAGGGACAGTCATTACCGTGGTTAAAATGGCTATTATTTGAAGGAACATCTTCGATAGTAAAAGACTATGATGTAAAATTTGGACCCAACACAAAATCACGAACTGGCGAAGCTATTATGGTACAAACTAACAGATCATGGAGAGTGCCACCAGAATTTGCTGGAACAATAGCTGATAATTGGTTTACTAGAGCTATTGATAGTATTGATGATAGTATAGAGACTATTATAATAAAATCTATGAAAGAATAATTATGTCTGATTGTGGCTTCGGTAATACATTTGATAAAATAGATAGTTTTAACGAATATTCCTTAATGGCACAAACAGAGGAAAATCTTAAAGCTTATCTAGATTGGGGATTTTTAAACCTGGGTGGTTTTGTTAATTGTACAGGACTAGATACCAATCTTTATCAATCTCAAGATACTAAAGCAATACATTATGAAACTCCCCAGTATGCTACTGGCAGAGCATGGAGAACACTACATAAATCTTGGGTTTATGAAAGTGGTATTAATTATGATGGAAATATTCCAGTATCAATAAGCGGAGTTAAGGTCAATAATACCTTTTTACCTGCACCAACAGGTAGTGGAAATTATGCATATAAATTAGACTATAATAATGGACAAATTATTTTTAATAAACCTATACCCACAGGATCACGAGTTAATATTGATCATTCATACAAAAAATGCCAAGTCTACAAAAGTAGCAGCTGCAATTGGTGGTCAGAGTTTAAAAATGCCATATATTCTAATTTGCCAAATGAATACTCTTTGCAAACTCCAGCTATTGTTATAGAACCCATAAATACGGCCACAATGATTCCGTATCAAATTGGAGATAGATCATTTTTTATTAATCAAGATTTTTTACTTTATATTTTTTCTGACTCTGCTGTTGAAAGAAATAATTTAGCCGATATAATTAGATTACAAAAAGAAAAAACTATTTTTTCATATGATATTAATAAAGTTATAAAAGATAATGTGTATATATTAACGTACAATGGAGAACTTAATCCTAGTGGTTTGGCTTATCAATCTTTGATAACTAATAATTCCTATAAATATAAAAATATTTTTCTATACAACGTGAATTTAATGGGATTAGAAAGCTATAGCAAAAAATTATTTTGGTGTATTCTTAGATTAACCACACAAACAATACATTAAAGGGAGAATCCTCATGGCCAATTCCAGAATTTATTATGCTGTTCAATCCGTAAGACTTCGTGGCCCATCTGGTACAGAGGTTACGCCAATAAATACCGACTGGGATCGCGTTAGAGGCTTACAAACAGTAGGTATTAATACCAATTTTAACCTTGAACCAATTTATCAAATGGGTCAGTTAGAGTTGTATGATAATTTCGAAGAAGTGCCTGATGTTGAAGTTACTCTAAACAAAGTACTTGACGGTTTTCCTTTAATCTATGGTATGGCCCAAGGTACTGGTACTCTTAATGAAATTGCTAACAATAGATGTGGTGTGCAACTTGGTATATTTAAAGATTCTGCTGCTGCTGCTACTGGAACCACAGAACAGCTATTACAAATCGAACCCGCATATGTATCAACAGCCACATATACTTTTAGCACAGATGGCAATTTCACAGAAGATGTTACTCTTGTTGCTAATGATAAAGAATGGCTAACAACTCAAGCAGATTTTGGTTCCTATGGCGATAATGATACATTCTGGACAACTAGTCCAACAGGGTTTGGTATTGCTCGTAGACAACAATTTAATCTTGGCGCAAGCATTTTACCAAATAGCGGAAATAATGCTGGCCCTCTAGTCCGCTATACAAATGGCGGTATTGCTCCGGGTTCTCGCATTACTAGCTTAACTATAACAGCTAATCTTAATCGCGAAGAAATCAGAGAACTTGGCCAAAGACGACCATTTATTCGCTATATTAATTTCCCAGTTGAAATTACTTGCGAAATTGAAGTTACTGCTGCTAGTGGAGACCTTGTGGGCGTTAATAATACTAATGCGGCTTGTGCTAATCCCAAAGCTCTAGAAAATAAACAAATTAAAGTTGTATTATGCGACGGCACAACTTTTGATCTTGGCACCAAGAATAAACTTACCACAGTAAACTATCAAGGTGGTGATACTGGTGGTGGTAATGCTACTGTTACATATAGTTACCAGAACTTTAATGACTTTACATTTATTCAAGGTACTGGATATGATGGTAGTACTGCCATTTCCAATAAGATTTGGGAAAGTATGGGTGGTGGTCAAGACTTTAATTTTAATGATGGTAGTAATCCAGGTTAGTAAATACTAAGGATTCAAATAGGGATGGATGATATATTTATACTTATAGGTAAATTATATTTGGAATTGTATCAAGCTCAAAAGCTGATCGAGATACAAAACCAAAAAATACAATCACTATCTAACGGCACTTCTGTTTCTAGCAATGATTAGAAATATTAGTGCCGTTATTGATAGGATAATTAGTAAAAAAATTTATTTTATCTATCAGGACAATGTCTATTATTATAAGTATCCAAATTCTGATATTAAACTACAATCTAGCTTAATATACGAAGAACATTATGACAAAATAAAATACGATAATTTTATACAAGAGGATATTGATTTTTATTTACAAGATTTTGATATTGCGGATGCTTCGCTAAAACAATTTTTAGAAGGCAAATATAAACAAATAGATAATCTTAAAGTAGAATTATATCAAAACTTTTGGAAAACTAAAGAGAGCAAAGCGGCTCGCAATAAGCTTAAAATAGTAAGAAAAACTGTTCAGGATACTGAAAATCAATTACATTATTTAGATTCATTAACTACAGAATTTTTGTGTGCTCAAAGACAAAATGAATTTTTATTTATTAATGGTATCTATGATAAAAATCATCAATTAATTTTTGACTATAATAAAATAGATACTATTAGTGAACATATGTTTAATGGTATGATTACAGTAATAAATAGTAAATTGTTAAAATCAGCAGATTTTAGATATATTGCTAGATCGTACGATTGGCGATCAATATGGAATATTAAAAATCATCATATTTTTAACGAACCAATAGTAGAGTGGAGCGAAGAACAAAAGAGCTTAGTAGCATTTTCTCAAATGTATGATAATATACATCAACATTTAGATTGTCCAGATGATAAACTTATAGAAGATGACGATGCTTTGGATGGTTGGTCTATTTATCAAAACAGAAAATTAGAACAAGAAAAAAAGAAAAAGGGTGTAAATAGTATTGCGGATAAGTATGATAAAGCTCAGGAAATTTTTCTAGTGGCTAATGATGCTCAGGAATTTAATAATATTATGGATATGAATGATGATGTTGCTAAGAGTAAAATGAGTAATAGATTTGATTTTGTACAACAGCATGGACGAGTAACAGAAGATAATTTACCGGATGTTAGAGCAGATATTAGACAACAATATGCTAATATGAATAAAAGGAAATAATAATGCAAAATAAGAATATAGAAGACTTGTTTGAGAAAAGAATGACAACTATAATGATAGGGGCCTTAGCAAGATTCGAAGAAAATTTTGATTATTTATGGGAAGATAACAAAGCTAATGCGGATTATTTTTTATCATTATGGCAAAAGGCTAGACAAGAAGTTTTGGACTATGGAAACAATCAAATAAGATTAGCGCAAAAGGATTTGGAAAAATTATACAATCAGAAACACACCAAATATAAATATCAATATAAATTTGATATGAGGAGATTTAATGATGAGTACTAAAACTAAGACTTTTAAAGTTGAGTTAGATGGTAAAGATGTTGAGTTTATTATTAGGACACCATCGTTGTCTGAACAAAGGGAAGGACAAAAGGTTTATAATCAATCTTTTAGCGATGCTGTCAAAGCTAAGGCTATCGTTAGAGCCAGAATGGACGATCTTTTAGAAGAGCAGGGATTATGGGATAGTTCTAAACAAAAAAGACTCACAGAACTACAGCAAATAGTTTTGGATAACGAAAGAGCATTGGCCAAAGGTGGTATCCCATTGAAAAAGGCTAAAGAACTTGCTATGGAAATGAAAAATACCAGATTAAAAATTAGAGAACTAATAGCCGATAAAACATCTTTAGATAATCATAGCGCAGAAGGACAAGCTGATAATGCTAGATTCAACTACTTGGTAAGTGTGTGTTTGGTGTATAATGAAACTAAACAGCCATATTTTAAAAACTTGGAAGATTATTTATCGAGATCAAATGAGCCGGTAGCGATTTTGGCCGCTCAACATTTAGCGAACATGCTTTATGGTCTAGATAATGATTATGAGAAAAATTTACCAGAAAACAAATTCTTGAAAAAATTTAAATTTGTTGATGATAATCTAAGACTTATTAACGATAAAGGAAAACTGGTTGATGAAGAAGGAAGACTGGTAGATGAAAATGGTAGATATATAAATGAGGCTGGAGAATTTATTGATAGGCATGGTAATAGAGTTGATGACAAGGGAGAATATGTTGTTGAACATAAACCATTCTTAGATGATGATGGCAACCCTATTGCAGAAATTCAAAATGAACTACCAGAAACTAAAGTACAAGAAGAAGATGTTGTTAAGGAAAGCGTTGATTCTACTCCAGTTGAGTCAGAAGCTTAATCCGATATATAAATATTATTATAGTTTTGTGTGTCAAAGGTTCAGTCTTTATCGGCTGGACCTTTGTTTTTAGGGAATAAATATGGCAGCATTTAATCTAACAGCACAATTAAATCTTGTTGGACCAACAAATATTAGGCAAATTGTTGGAGATATTAGAAAACAATTAGGAACCATTAAGGGAACTATTAATGTTGGTATTGATCCACAATCAGCTAAGGCTATAGCACAAGCACAATCTCAAGCTGCTCAATTAAGTTCCGGACTAAATAACGTAGCAAAATCTGGAAATACTGCCGCAGCTGGCATGAGAGATTTAAATGACGCTGCTGCAAAAAATCAGTTAGGATCTACAGCTAAAAATGCTGCATCGGCCGCTGATGCTGCTACAAATCTTGGTAAACAAAGTTCCAGAGCTGCTAAAGATGTTAAGGTGCTAGGTAATGAGTTAGCTGAGTTCGGTAGGCAGTCTGGTTTAGCTATTAGACGTTTTGCTGCTTTTAGTTTGGTATCAGGAGTTATGTATAAACTTAATAGTGCTATTAATCAAGCATTATCTCAATATATAGATTTTGATAGAGAATTAGTAAGAGTTTCACAAGTTACGGGAAAAAGTGTTCAAGAATTAGGTAGTTTGGTAGATGAAATATCTTCGTTGGCAGGCAGTACTGGCGTAGCATCTAAAGAATTAATACAAGTATCATCAACCTTAGCACAAGCTGGTTTGAGTGCCAGAGAAGCAGAACAGGCCCTAAAAGCTTTGGCGCTTAGTGCTAATGCGCCGTCTTTTGATAATCTTAATGATACTGTAGAAGGTAGTATCGCTTTAATGAGACAGTTTGGTATTAGGGCAAATGAACTAGAATCAGCACTAGGTAGCATTAATGCTGTGGCCGCAGCATTTGCTGTTGAAGCTAGTGACTTAATTACCGCAATTAGTAGAACTGGTGGTGTGTTTGCTAGTGCTAGTAGAGGAGTTAGTGAAGGAACGCAAGCACTAAATGAATTTATTGCTGTATTCACAAGTGTTCGTGCTACAACTCGTGAAAGTGCCGAAACTATTGCTACTGGTTTAAGAACTATTTTTACTCGTATTCAGAGAGAGTCCACAATTACTGCTCTAAGAGAGCTGGGTGTGGAACTTAGAGATGTGGAAGGAAAGTTCGTTGGTCCGTATGAGGCCGTTAGAAGACTAAGCGAAGGATTGGGACAACTAGATCCTAGATCTCAAGTATTTGCTAATATCATAGAAGAACTTGGTGGTTTTCGCCAAATTGGTAAGGTTATTCCGCTTATTCAACAATTCGCTACAGCAGAAGCGGCTTTGCAAGTAGCGCTCAAGGGTGGAGATTCACTAGCAGAAGCTAATAGACAAGCCCAACAATCTTTAGCTGTACAACTAGCTAAAACTAGAGAAGAGTTTGTGGCATTAGTAAGAGATTTTGCTAATAATTCTGTATTTAGAGGATTTTTAACAACTACAATTAGTATAACAAAAAGCATATTAAGTTTAGCAAGAGCGGGAAAATCATTATTTCCCTTACTAACTATACTTGGTGGATTTAAAGCATTCTCTGCTGCTACTCAGTTTGCTGGTGGATTTTTAAAGGGTGTGCGACCAACAGGAGGAAGACCTGGTGGTTCTGCTAGTAGGGGTATAGGACAAAATCTTGGTGAGGTAATTAGTGGTTCCAAAAGCGAAAGACAATCAGCATCGTTAGACAAGATAGCTAAAGTTTTAGAAAGTAATGCTGGAAATTTTAATACCAGTGTATCATCTTTAATTCAACCTATCACACAACTATCTACAGCTATACAACAAAATATAGTTAGTCTTACAGATAATACTGGAGCTTTGACAGCAAATACAGCTGCTATTAATAATTTAACTGCTGCATTGGGTATGAAGGGAACAACATTAGCTGGTGGTGGCAAGGTTTTAGGCTTCGCCAAGGGAGGAACTGTTCCTGGCAGCGGAAAAGGAGACAAAGTTCCAGCATTATTAGAGCCTGGCGAAGTTGTAATGAGCAATAGAGCTGTTAATAAGTATGGAAGAGGTAATTTGGTTAATATGAATAAAAGATATTTTAAAGGAGGTATAGCCCAAGAAAAGCTTCAAACACTAGTTGAAAAAAGCAATAGTATTAAAAAATATATTAATGACACTATCAATCCAGATGATGAAGCATTAACAAAGATAGTTCCATTTCGTGTTGATCTTGATGATAATGATTTCAGAGAAATGAAACAAATCATGATAGATACTGAAAGGCAAAGACTTAGATATTTAGAAACATATCGTGATGATCCCAAAGCAAATAAACAAGTGCAACAGAGAGCCAGAAGCAGCAAAGACCCTAGAACAGTTGTTGGATTTCTTGGTCTGAAAAAACCAGAATCTCATTGGGGTCCAGGTAATGCTTTTCAACAGCATTTAATTAAAAGACTAAATATTTCACCAAGCGATATGCCCCCTAATCTTGGCACACCACAAGAACAATTTAAAGATATTATAGACGAACATTATGCTGTTTTAGACTACCAAGACGGTGATGCTAAATTTTGGAAAGATCTAAGTTATTTTGATACACAACCCGGAAAAATAGACATACTAAATAAACAATTTAAAAATGTAGTCAATAATAATCAACTAAAACCAAAACCAACCCCAAATTATGAACTTTTTACTTTACCGGATACGCGAGTTTATTATCCTGAGATTGGCACAAAAGAACAATTTATGCGAGATTATGCGGCGTTTACCACAGCAGATTATGCAAAAACACATCTTCCAGCAGGAGCTTATTCTATTGGTGGAAAAATTCAAAAATTTGCTGGTGGAGGAGAAGCACTACAATCTAAATTATCAACCATAAGAACTCTTTTAGGCGAATTTTATGGAAACGATGAACAACTGATATCAAAATCAATTTCTAATTCTATGATAATCGATGAGGCTCGTGCTGATAAAATTATTGCTAATTTAGAATCATCTAGATCACAGTTACCATTATTTAGAAAATTATTATCAGAAAAATCGTCTTCTGTTGGTGTTTTAAATGGATTTCCAATAGCCAGGTATGGTGCTATTGGTGGTATTGAGACTATGAGATTTGATGAACTAAAAGATGAAGAAACCATTAGAGAGTTTATAAAAAGAGGAAAATTAGCAACACAAGCTTCGCGTGGTCCAGTTGGTAAACGCATAGTTTACAGTGATCAAAAAGCAGCAAGACGAAGGTTTGCGGTTGGCGGAACAGTAGAGGGCATAGCTGCTAAAGAAAAAAAATCTATTGAAACTGTAATTTTAGAACAATTATCCAGTTTTGGAGATGCTAGCGGAGTTAAAAAAATACTAGGATTAGGAGCTGGAGAAAGAGAGATTAGCTCTATATTGAATGCTAGTAATATTAGAGCCGGTAAAAACATAGAAAAAGCTATTAAATTTATAAATAGGGCGCTAGCTAAGACAGGAAAACAAGATGCTGCTAGAGAAGCAAAAGAAGCAGCCATGAGAAAAGTTGCAATTGCCGGATTATTTCCATTAGATTATAATAAAGATTTTTCAGACTGGAAGTTGGAAGATGGTAGAGAAATTTATGGTTATGTTAGAGGATTTCAATCTAGCTTTTTACCACAAATAGAAGCTATGCAAGAGGCTAATAGAGCTACTCGTCAAAAATTTGCTGAAGATATTCAAGATACGGCAGCATTAGGCGGATTAGGTAATAGAAATATTCAGGGGCCAATTCAACCATTAGCAATAGATTTTGATGAAACATTGGCTCTTGGAACAAAAATGTTAAAAGTTAACAAAGAGGGTAAAGAAGAAGAAGATTTACCAGCCTATGCGGATAGAAAAAAAGTTATGGAAAGTCTAGCCCAAGCTAGACCAACCTCACTAGCTAAAAGATTGGCTAGTATAGAACAAAAAAATCCCGGATATGTTAGGATGTATAGTCGTATCTTAACGGCCCGTCCTCAAAGCACAGCAGATATTATAGCATCTACTCTTAATAGATTCGGATTACCGTATTTAGAACAAGATGTTACTGGAGTTAGTCAAGGATTAGGAACAAATATAGCAAAAGCTAAAGCTGCTAATGTTGCAGCAGCGGAAAAATTGATCGATGATAGTGAAGAAAATATTAGAGCAACAATGGCTGCTGGTAAAAGCACTTTTCGTTATGGCGAAGTTCCAGAACTCAAAGGACCAGCAGAAGAAAAATTTGGACAATCTAATATTGAAGGAGGCTTGTTAGAAGCGGCACTATCGCAATTATTGGGTTATAATATAAATGTTGATGCTTTAGAAAGAAATAGGGCGATTGATTTTCCACAAGGACTAGGTAGAGGTGCTCAACTTTTTGGATTACCTCCGAATATTGAAACAGAAGTAAAAAGAACTTTGGACGGAGATAGTTTTTCAAAAGCCAGAGAAGAATTTAGTAGATACTTTACAGAAAATCCACAAGCCTATGCTAAAGGAGGAGCAGCAACATTTGGCTCTGGATCATTTAAATTTCCCAAAAGAATAAGTAATGCTTATGTTCGGGAAATGGAAAAATTATTAGAACAAGAACAAATGGAGAAGGTTTTTTCAACGTATCCTGGTAATGAAAGAATGATTGTAGACGAAGAGGCTGTGAAAAAAGGTTACGAATCTCCTTTTAGTAGAGAACTATTCATAAATTCGTTTAAGGATAAAATAAGTAGAAATACAGTTTTTGAAAGAATGGAACAATTTGCACGAGTCATAGGATTGCCACCTACAGACTTTTTGTCTGCTATACCAACTCAGTTAGATTTTGGTGTTAATTATCCTGCTACAGCATTATTTAACAAGGATCCTTCTGGCCCAGGAACCAGAGGATTACAAGGAGTAGACTTAACACCATATGGTTATACTGAACAAGATAAACAAGATTTATTTGGATATACTAAACTAATAGAAGAAAAAAAGAAACAAATATTAAAAACAATCAAAACTTCTGTTACAACATATGAAGATGGTAGTTTTGGTTATGATGTGGCTCTAACAGAAAAATTAAGAGCAGAATTAGACGATTTACAAAAACAACAAAGATCTCTTATTGATAAAAATAATGCG